TCATTTGTGCTCACCAACCACACTCAGGGTCGGGTGGGACATATTTGGGACATCCTCACCAAAAACAGCATCGATTTGCTGCGCATGCTGGCTCAGATGACCTGGTGCCAGGTGAGCATACCGGCGTACCATTTCTATTGATTCCCATCCCCCCATTTCCTGCAATACGGACAGCGGTACTCCTGCCTGAATTAACCAGCTCGCCCATGTGTGGCGAAGGTCGTGAAAACGGAAGTTTTCTATACCGGCACGTTTAAGTGCAGTCCTGAACGCAGTATTACCGTCAACGCGCATTTTTCTGACAACCGGAGTCATTGAGCCGTCAGATCTGTTTTTAGCCTTCGTATGCACAAAAACATACTTTGTGTGATTGCCTATCTGCTCACGCAGGACGCGGCACGCAGTGTCGTTAAGAGCAACACCCAATGCTTTCCCTGATTTGGTCTGATCCGGGGGAATCCACGCTACTTTTCTCGGCATATCTATTTGTGACCATTCCAGGTTAATAATATTGGAGCGCCGCAGGCCGGTAGCCAGAGCAAATGTCACAACAGATTTAAGAGGTTCACTGCATTCATCGATCAGGCGTTTTGCTTCCCGTGGCTCGAGCCATCGGACCCGGTTATTCTTCGGTTTTGGCACCCTGATATTCGGGGCTTTATCGAGATACTTCCAGTCGCGTTCAGCGGCGCGGAGCAGTGACTTGATGAAAGCCAGGTAAGCAGATTTGGTTGCTACAGAAACCGGCTCTGATTTTTTACTGACTGCGCGCCGCTTCCTGCCGGAAATATGCTTTTCCCAATTTTCTTTCAGCTTCTGATTTTTCAGCTTACTGACAGCATCATAGATTTTAATCTCATCAATATCTGCCAGGTGCATCCCTTCAAAGTGATCGAGCCAAAACAGTATTTTGGTTTTATCATCATCAAGAGATTTTTTGCCTGATTTTTCCTCGAGCCACCGCGTACAGGCAACCTCAAAAGTAACCTTCGGAGTTTCACCCAGTGAGCTTACGCGCCACAGCTCGGCCTTTCGTTTATCATGCAACTCCTGCGCTTGTTTTTTGTCCGTTGTACCAAGCGACTCCTTAATTCTTTTACCATTGTGCGAGTAACTGGCGTACCATATCTCGCCTCTCCGGAAGATTGACATATCCTTTCCTCTTCCGCACTAATCACGCTTTCCGGCGTATTGTGCATTTTGTAGTTGATGGCTGCAATGCAATTTGCACGGGTAAACTGCCACGGCGATTTGGGCTTAAGCGGATCTTTTCTCGAGCCGGACAGCCTGCCGGAATCAATCCATTTTTTCAGGGTAGGGTAAGATATTCCCATGAAGGCACAGGCTTCACGGCTATCCATCGGGTAGGCGTCTACCGTCGGCCAATATAAAGTTAGGGCTCTGCCTCTGGTTAAAGTGGGTTTAGTTGCAACCCCCATACTTCATCCTCCTGCTGTAACGTACGCACGTAATACCCGGGCACTTTCTTCTCAGGAAAGCACGGGTGATTAAGTGGTTTGAATTTCGGTGTGTATTTGCCGAGTATTGCGGTGTGTTGTTCGTCTGATGTGTGCTGCATTAATTCCGTCAGGCAATCCCTTGCTATTCGTCTGCGTCCGTTCTCTGCTTTTTGTGGCGTTATAACTTAACGCTTTTGTCTACCTGCTCATCCCTGCATTACGCTTCATCCTAAAACGGAACATCATAGTCAAAATCCATCGGTGGCTCATTCCGTGCTGGAGCTTGCTGCGTCTGCGGCTTCTGGCTTCCTGCCTGATTATTGCTGAAATCCAACTGGTTCACGATAATCACCGGCGCTGATCGTTTATTGCCATCCTGACCTGTCCATTCCTCCATGATGAACTCGCCAGTAACCGTCACCTTCATTCCTTTTTTCAGGTGTTCTGGCAATTTCTCAGCTTTCGCGCCGAACATTTTACAGGTAACCCACGATGTCTTTTCGTGCTCGCCATATCCCTGTTTCACCGGTAGGCTGAACGATGCAACGGCTTTCCCTGCCGGAGTCCATCGTTGCTCACAATCCTTTCCGAGATTGCCGCTGACTGTAATTACGTTAATTGCCATTTATGCCGCCTGCTTAAGTTCGTTGATCCTGATGCCGGTGAGGCGCTTACATTCATCCTGTTTGTCGCTGCCGTTCAGCATTCGCCATACTTTCCGGTATTCAGCCTCAATCGTCTTTGTGTCACTTGTGACATTAAGAAATTCGGTATAGTCACCCAAAATCTGCTCTGGATTACGTGGAACAACATCGTGAACCTCTGCGTCAGCATCAATCGCAGTTTCTTCGGTAGGAATACAAAATGCCTGGAAAGCTGCGTATTTATAGGCGATAGACATTGCTTTGTTGGTTGCCTTGTCCCCGCTATCCATAGCTTCGCCAAAGGTGGTCACTGTGTGTTTGCTGCCGTCTTCCGTGGCAATGAAATCAAACTCAGCCTTCACCACGACATAAAATAAGGTACCGCCTTTTTGTGTCTGTCGCTCCGTGACAGAACGATCCATAATGCGGGGAAGGATAATCAGGCCATGCTTAACCAGCGCCGGGGCAAGTGCGTTGTATACAGCGTCGATACCCCTGAACATAAACCCCTGTTGTGAATTCCTGCTCCCTTTTTTGATGCCTGTCTCAGCCAGTTCCTTGGCTACGGCACTTATTGCCTTATAGACTTCAGACATGATTAATCCCCCAATCTTTGGCCAGGGCGTGATTCCGCACGCCCACCGCCGTAATAATCAACACCACCGACACCGGTAGCTTTTCCATGTTCTGTCCTCCATTCTCTCCACGCCTGTGTCTCAGCAGCATTCCGTGCTGCTTTGATGTTTTCGGGTAGTGGGGATAGTGAAGGGCGGTGATACGGCAGATGTTGTAAAGTGTCTCGGCAACCCGTTGCTCTGACAGTGAAGGCTCTCCGGTCGATTTCCCCCGCCGTTGCAAATCCATTTGCTCAATTGCTGATTTCAGGGCGCGTTGATAATTGTCCTCATACGTCCCGCCGGAGCCTGCGCGTTTCCCTATGCGGCGTGGATATTCCATCATGTGAATTCTCCGCTTAAAAATTCTGCCGGTACCCGTCCGTTTGGCAATCCGACACTTTCACGAAACCAGTAATCATCCTTTTCTTTCTGCTCTTGTTTTCTGCGCTGTTCGGCAATCCGTTGCCGCTCTTCCTGAGCATCCTGTATTGTGTATGTCTTCATGCCGGTAGCCTCATTCTGCACTGATGGAGAATGCGGCTTGTTTTGGCGTTCTCCCTGCGCCAACGCCACTCCGACACAATCTGCTCAATCTGCTTTTCATCCATGTCAGCCTGATTGAACAACTCAATAACCTGTTCCTTGGTGTGTTTTTGTTTCGCAGTCATCAGCGACATATCTTTCTCCCGTAAGCTCTCATCTGTAATTGGTTAGCCAGATCCCAAATACGGGACTTTCCGGTGGATATCGCTACCCTTGCCGCACATCGGGCAAGGCGTAAAAATGGCATAGAGATGCACGCCACGTCAGAACCGCACGCAGCGCGACAAGGTTTAGTTTTCATGTTGTTTACCTGCTGATATCCGGAGGTGGGATAGGGGGATTACTTCTGTGTGAAAGAGATCAGGGCGGAACGGTGGGCTTCTGCCGCTTCTCTGGTTAGGTGAATGCGCCCTTGTTTAAGTAGATTTTCATCGTCTTCATCATCGCACCAGCGTTGATAATCAATACCATCGAGACCCACAACACAGTAACCCGTTCCGTACTCCAGTGACTCCTGCACCGGTTCTGGAACCTGATATCCATTAATGTCGATATAGCGCGGCTTCATGCGGTATTCTATTTCAGGTAGAAATACAAACTCGGCGATAGGGGACTGCCATTCACCGCCAATCAGGCGCTGAAATTGTGAATACCACTCTTTATCCGTCTTCGCTATCTCTGCGGCTTTAGCCATCAGGTCTGCATGTGGGTGCCCTGACATTGTTTTTCTCTCCTTTATCTCAGTTAATTGCAGGTCTTGAATATCGGCTTTGCCAATCAGTACACCAAACAGATACATGTGTTCTGTACAGTCGGCCTCATCCTCGGCCTCGATATCCTTTTCCCATGGCTTTCCGTTCCATTTACACGTTACTTTAAACATCGGCATGTTACTTCCTCCTATACACTTCCCTGTGCTACGTGATGTCTGAATAGTTATCCCAGCATTGAGAGAAAAGTTAAAATTTCAGTAAAATCATATGTTAATTTATGCTAGAATATTATTCGGATGTTCAATGGATTATGGAGAGATAATGAGTGAGCTAATAAAAAAAGTAATTTTTCGATTCATAAAAGCTCCCAAAGTAATAAAAAAATTCGATGATGAAGAACGCGCATTACTGATATATTTTCTTAATGGAAAATACAAAAAAAGGAAAATCAGAATTTATAAAAAAGCAGCAAAGCGTTTGATTGATAAAGATGTTTTGGAAGTTGTTGAATCCAGCGTCCGCCCCGGAGTTAATCTAATTAAGATATCAGACTGTTACTATTCTATTCTGAAGCAGAAAATATAAATTTCAGATTACTGACTGGATGCTCGTCTCCTGGGCTGTCAGACGCCAAGACACTCGATATATTTTAGATAATCAAAAATGCTTTTATCTGTTGGCTCTATGTTCTCATTATTGCACACTTTGCAGCAGCTTCCGGCATACGCCTCTGCCTGAGCAACATGTGATGAGCTCAATTCAGTCGATGCAGTACTTATTGCTACATGTCATATCCATCTCCTGTTTTATTTAACCTAACATCCCCCGTAAATGTGATGGGGTGAAGTGTCTGCTTTTAACCATATCAGATGAGGTGCAGTGTGTTACAGATAGAAATCCGTTAAGATGCTTTTAACCCTATAAAATGAGATAAATAAGATGAATAATGAAGTGATAGCAAAGCGTCTGGACGCGCAGCATATTTTGCTGAAATCAATTTTTGACGCGCTGACTACCGAGCAAAAATCCGAAATTGAGAAAAATATTAAAAGTTTGAGTCAGGCAGCAAGGTACCCGCACATTCTGGAGTCATTTGATGAGCCAGAAGATGCAGAGAAAGCAGCACTGGACTTGCTCTACCTTAAGTAATACTTGGTCAGCCCATTCATAGGATGGGCTATGCTCTGGCCGTGATGCCAAATTCTGTTTTTGGTTTTGAATTATATCGCTTAGTTGAATACAGGGCAGTAGTGTTTAAGCAGCAGTTATCCGGTGAATCGTAAATCGGTGTACTGCATGCTGATGTGGCTTTTTCTACTCGGCTCATTGGGCTTTTGTCCGGTTCAGTTCTGAATATTTCCTCCAACTTCATTTTTACATTTTTGGTGGCAATCGCTTCAGCCTTTCTCCTGGCGTGACGCCTGTTTGCTGAGTTGCCACGTAAAAATTCAGGCTTGCGTGATTTTTTCACTATGATTATTGCCATATTTCCTCCAAACAGTCGGCTTTGGTGATTGGTACAATCATGCTTTGCTTCAATCCCGAAACCTTCTGAGAAGGTTGACGCTTTATCAGCGTCACCGTTCTGACAGCCAATGCACAGCTCGCTATCATCGTTTTTAAAGAGCGCCAACGTGCTGTGTTCCGTTGATGGATATGATAATATGCATTTTACGCAAATGCGTCAAGCGCATATTTAGGCTTGGGTAATGTTAGATAAGATTTAATATATTTATATTGTTGATTTTATTAATGATTTATCTTTTTTAAAATCGTCAAAATCTGGCGTAGATCACATGAGGTGGAACAAAAAATATACAATTATTTTCTGTCCAAGCGCTGCTGCGGATGTTATTGTTGAATAAATATACAGAGGTGATGAATGAGTGACGAACGAGAACTGATTTACAGTGAAGTATGCAGAGTAACAGGCAGAGCGGCTATTATGTTACTGGATTCACGGCAGATGATAACGAAAGGAAATATCAGGCAATTGCTGTACTCCCATAAAGAACAAGAAATAGACAGGTTTATGAATGAGGTCTATGAGGTTGCTATCGACCTGATGAGCGATAACTGATACAAAAAGCTCTCGCGGGGAGGGCTGGGGTTATGCTGCCCTTCACCTATGCGTTCACCGCCAGGATAGCCCTGCCAACTTTTATCACTGTCATATCCTTATTATGTATTTCTACACCTACCACCTTACTCTAAAATATGTCATCAGGCTGTCAGCCAAAGAATCGATGATTTGCATCTTCATCAATAATTTTTATTGCGTCAGAAAAACTGCCTATCATTCGGCCGTCGTAGTGTCGCCATTCATTATTATCAGTAGACCAGAACAGGGACCACGAGTTGCTGTTCCTGTTGTTTGTTATTTTGGCCAGCATTTCTTCTGCACGCCCGGTACTCCAGGACAGTTGTCTAACCTCGAAAATGATTACGCTATCGTCTTCAATACGATACTGAAGGTCATGTTCATCTCGGATATGCTTTGGTGGACGACGCTTTTCCATGAAATAGTTCATACATTGTTTAATTTGTACGACTTCAGTGTCATTGAATGCCATAGTTTGTCCTTAGAACTCGTTTGATTATCAGTACTGGCTTATGATTGTTCGCACTTATCGATAAACTTAGTCGGCTTTACAATCGCTGCCACATAATGCATTTTTTCCACTTCACGTGGATCAACTGTGATTGGCGGGTGAGTATTGTTGACGCTGGTGAATTGGTAACTACCATCTCTGGTTTTATTCAGTATTTTTACCATATTCTTACCTTCAACAGTGCGCACAAAGACCTCATCGCCGGATCTGACTACTGTGTTGGGCTCAACAACCACATACTCACCTGACTGAATCCTGGGCCACATACTGTCACCCTTAACTTTGAGGGCATAAGCGTCCTTATCATCGCTGTAAATTTGAACCCATCCCTCAAGGGCCTCTATCATATCCACTGCGCCATCAATCCCCAGGAATGCTTCCCCAACTACTTTAACCATGCCATTGGGGACGAATCCAACAAACTCAACATTATCATCTTGTTGCTGTGTAGTGGTATCGGAGAATAGGTCGGCTACCGTGACACCAAGAGCAGCCGCAATTTTTGTTAATGTGCTCTCGGAGTAGCCTTGGATATTCCTTTCAAGGCGAGAGATATTCCCCACGTCGCTATCAATAGCAGTGGCTAATTGCAGGATTGTTAATCCCTTCTGTTTTCTGAGAGCTCTAATTTTTGTTCCTATTTTCATATTATCATTCAACTTTATTTATGCGTCTCACACAAAGCGTATTGCGCATATCAAAGTATATGGTAATATGCGTATGGCGCATTCAAGGTGGAGTGAGATATGCAAATAACGCCTTTAAGGAAAATTCGTTTGGAAAAGCAATTAACAATTGCAGAGGTGGCGGCCGCAATTAACTACGATGTCGGGAACCTCAGTCGTTTGGAGCGTGGCGCTCAGACGGCATCACTTGAGATTGCTGAAAAATTGGTGAAATTTTACGAAAAAAAAATCACTGAAATGCAGATTTTGTATCCGCAGAGGTATATGTAGTTACCCTGGTTCTTTAACAATCGCAGAGCTGTTAGCTGCTACGGAGTCACTGATAAAGTGACGATTTACATATAAAACTACCTCACAGGATGTGAGCTACGGACTATCTATACCAAAAGGAATTTACATTATGGAAAATGCAAATCCACGCAAATCGTTCAACCGGTTTGTGTCAAATCATCTGATGACAACCGCTCATCAGGCAATCAGAAACACCACACAGACGGTCGTTGCAAAACTACTCGGTGTTCACGATTCAACAATCCTGCGCAGAACAGAAAAGTTACCGGAGATATGCGAGACATTGGCCGCAGCCGGTATCAGGGATTTTGTTTTGCCTGGCGAAAGAAAAATCAGTGAGGAGGAGTATCGGTTTCTGTGGAAGCAGATTGGTGAACTCTCTCAGATGAGAATCAAAGAAAACGCCCCGACTGTTGGAGCAGCAGAGGCGCATTAAGAAAAGCACTTAATATTTATACTGTATCAATAGCCAGTGTTGTTGAAAAGAGGGAAACATAAAGTTTCCCTTTTTTGATACAGCAATTAACGGAGTAATTATACATGAAAGTAATTATAAAACAAAGATATGGAGGTTGCTATGAATACAGCGGAAGTGTATGAATTCCCTGTTAAGCAGGAGCAACCACGAGTGGCAGACCTGGACGATGGTTACACTAAACTCGCCAACGAACTTCTGGAGTCTCTTTCATGCTGCAATCTGACAGCCAGACAGTTCCGGGTAATGTTGGCACTGATCAGAAAAACATACGGGTTCGGGAAGAAAAATGACCGGATAGCAGATTCTCAGCTGTCAGAAATTACCGGCCTGTCCCGTCAGAACGTTAACAAGGCAAAGAACGAATTAATTTCAATGAATTACATCGTGAAAGATGGCAATAAGATTGGGGTTAACAAGGAGGTTTCGGCGTGGAAAAATCAACTTAGAGACACTGTCTCTAATCTGGAGACAAAAAAAGTCTCTAAGTTAGAGACAAATGATGTCTCTGGTTTGGAGACACACAAAAGAAATACTTTAAAGAAAAAAGAAAATATATATACCCCTATATCCCCTAAACCTGAAAAACCGGCAAAGCCAGAACCCTTTGATGCAAATGCACACCCGCTGCCTGACTGGTTGAGCCGTGATACCTGGGTGAACTGGGTTACCTACCGGAAAGACCTGAAAAAACCGATCAGGACAAAACAGACACTAAACGGGCTGATATCCAGGCTGACTAAATTTTACGAGGCAGGGTATACACCTGAGAGCGTAATCGACGAATCGATATCAAACGGCTGGACTGGCTTGTTTATGCCGAAATCACCACCAACACGGTCGCGCATTGTCCGGCCTAAGCGTGTTCAGCAATTCATACCGGAGGACTTCTGATGGCAACAGCAGCACAGACTCTGGAGAGGTTTAACCGCATGAAGCCGGAGCACATCAAGCCAAAATTCACGAATGCTGCTGAGCTGATGGCGTGGCAGCGTGAGCAGGGCGCTATCGATGCGAAACGGATTGCTGACGAAAACCGTGTGGCTCGACTGCATAAAATCATGGGGCGTTCCGGTATCAGACCGTTACACCAGGAATGCACGTTTGAGAACTATCTGGCGACAACGCCGGAGCAACAGCGGGCACTCAGTAAATCACAGCAGTACGCAGCTGAGTTTGGTAAATCATTTGGCGGATTTATTTTCAGCGGTAATCCCGGCACCGGTAAAAACCATCTGGCAGCGGCCATCGGCAACCAGATAATCCGGAACGGGAAAAGCATTCTGATTGCCACTCTGCCAGACCTGATGATGCGTGTCCGTGAAACATACCAGAAGGGGGCGAAAACTACGGAGTCGCAGCTGATCAGCGACCTGTGCGAAGTGGATTTACTGGTGCTGGATGATGTCGGCGTACAGCGTAATAACCTGAACGAAGAACTGATTATTTTTCAGGTGGTAGACCGCCGGTTATCGAATAAAAAACCGGTAGGTGTGCTGACCAATCTCAATTTTGACGAACTGGCAAAAGCATTGGGTGACCGAGTTATTGACCGCCTGAGAATGGGGTCACCGACCGTTATCAATTTCACCTGGGAAAGTTTCCGCAGGCAGGTTAAGTAGTGTCATAACCCAGGACAGAAGACTTTTTGAAATGATTGGAGCGGCCAGCGGGAATCGAACCCGCATCTTCAGCTTGGAAGGCTGAGGTAATAGCCATTATACGATGACCGCAATGGTGGGTCGTGGGAGGCTCGAACTCCCGACCAATTGATTAAGAGTCAACTGCTCTACCGGCTGAGCTAACGACCCGAAGAAATTAAAATACCCCCGTAAGAAACTAACGGCAACCGATAACCTCAGGAGGTTGAATGCAAAAACAGACATTCCTTCTCAGGAATATACAGATACTCAGAAATCTCAAGGCAGAGCTTGACAATCTCCCGCTTAACGAAGAATTCCCCCTCGAAGTAAAAATATCCGATCCGAAGCGAACCCTTCCCCAAAATGACATGTTTCATGCGCTGTGCGGCAATGTAGCAGAGCAGGGCATTGTATGGGCTGGCAATACGTGGGGATTGCAGGACTGGAAATGTATTTTCGTATCCGGACATGCAAAGGCGACAGGCCGTGACGGGACGCTTATTCCGGGACTTGAGGGAGAGATTGTACCGCTGGCAAGAGAAAGTACCGCAAACATGAGTAAGAAGCGCATGACAAGCTTAATCGAATATTCGCAGGCGTGGGCTATAGGTGAAGGTATAAAACCCCGCGCCGCGCGATACAGGTTTAATCATTACGGACATCAGGAATAGGAGCAGGACGTATGAAAGAACCGCACATACACCGACTTCTCACCAATGACGAAGCCGATAATCTCTGCATTTACTACAGGCGTAAGGGGTATAACCCGGTGAAGTCACTGAATATCAATCCTCAGTATTTCGACGTCACCGTGTATCTGCCGGTAGTCAGATATCTGAAACCAACACCACGGGCAATGATTAACAGGATGTGGCGATGAATGACGAACAATTCAAAGTATGCGTTGACATAATCAGGGCATGTCGCGATCTGGATTCGTTCACCAATCACGAGGCCGGACTGCGCACAGGAAACTCGACAGAGTTCATTAAGTGGTTTACCAACAAAATGCTGTATATCGGATGTTTGCGAAAGGTTGGTACAACGAGGCATAACCGCCATGTGAGTCCGTTATTTGCTATATCGCCGGATGCTGTCACCAGGCTGTATCGTTACGTTTGTGATTCACGTGGTGAGTTAGTGCCGGTGGTGAGCAGAGTGAGAGAAAACGAATCGAATTTTGCGGAAAGGTGGTCAGCAAAGCATACATTGAGCCGGGTTTCGGACAGTCGATTATAACCAGGATGGACGCAATGCTGCGGGAAGTGCGCTGTTTATAAAGACAGTTTCCCGCAGCATAACATGCGTTATCTTACTATAAATACGGATGTTTTTGCGTAATGTGCTAACGATGAAGCAGTTGAACCAAGGATATGTGTTTTAAAGCTTGGATTGCGGGAGCCAATAATAATAAGGTCAGCTTTAATCTGTTGGGATACGTCGATTATGATGTCGGCAGCACTACCAATCTTAACGAGCAGGGATACCTGGTTATCGGGGATACCGAATTTACTTACAACTTCTTTTAGTTCTTTTTCAATGGTCTTAGATGTTTCATCTTCGAATTTAGTATCTTCAGTGATCATCGGGTATCCAACACCATACTCATTATATTTTTCGGCGGGGGAAATGACAGTCAAGAAATAAAAATGTGTATTTTTATTTACTGAGAATTCATTGATTTCAGAAATGACCTTGTCGGTCAAATAGTTATGATTTAGGTCTATAGGTACAAGAATAACTTTATGCATAACCAACTCCTTTATGAAGAATTAACATCTCATCATTAATAGTAGAACACTTTATCGCCGTTAATCGAAGTTTTTTGCAATCATATATTTATCGAACTGAAGGAGGGGTATGATGAAGTGGCCAAGGCGAAAATGCCTGATATGCCGCGACTGGTTTCACCCGAAGTTTAGTAACGAATGGTGGTGCTGTCCGGAGCATGGTGCTGAGTTGGCAATAAAGCGACGAAGCAGGGAAAGGGAAAAGGCTGAAGCCAAATTAAGAAAGGAGCAGCAGCAAAAAGAACGTGAAGCAAAAGATAAATTAAAAATCCGCAAGTTAGCAGTAAAACCTACCTCATATTTCCGGCAGCAAGCACAAACAGCGTTTAACCAATTCATCAGACTCAGAGACCGCGATGAACCATGCATCAGTTGTGGTGAACCTAATCCGCCTGATTTACATGGTGGGCAGTGGGACTGCGGTCATTTTCTGTCTGTCGGGTCACATCCTGAGCTGCGGTTTGAGGAGCGAAATGCCTATAAGCAATGTAAATCATGCAATGCGGGGGCCGGTAAATTCTCACACAAAAATAACACTGTAACGCAGAAATACGAGTTACGGCTGATTGAAAAATTTGGACAGGAGTTAGTTGACTGGTTACGCGGTCCGCATGAGATACCGCACTGGAAGCGGGAGGACTATATCCGTATACGCGATGAGTACCGTGCGAAAGTGAGGGAGTTAAAGCGTAAGACCTGAAATTACACCGATACCTGAACACTACGGTAATCAGGCGACACTGGCGACTGAGTTGAAAATAAACCGGTACACAGTCAGGACGTTTCACCGGGATACCTGGTGCGAAGCGTACATAATCTACATCGGTGTGCTTATGACCGAGTTCGAGATGAAAGGCATACAGGAGTGAGAACAATGAGAGAGAAACATTGGAGCAACACTACTCTTCAGGGCAACTATACGGGAAGCGTCATTTCTGTTTTATCGGAAGATATTAAACCTCATAGCCTGCAAAATAACGAGGTAATGTATGCGTGATATTCGCCAGGTGTTAGAACGGTGGGGGGCTTGGGTTGTTGATAATCAGGAATCAGTATATTGGTCACCAATTGCTGCCGGGTTTAAAGGGCTGATCCCTGAAAAAGTTAAGAGTCGTCAGCAATGTACTGATAATGATGCTCTGGTGATATCCGGCATTATGGCAAAACTGAACATCCGCAACAGCGATATGCATGATCTGCTTTTGATTACTATGTTTTCGGTAAGACGTTTATTCAGTTGGCCAAGAAATACGGGTGCTCAGACACTCACATAGGGAAAAAACTCCAGAAGGCAGAAGGGCTGGTGGAAGGAATGCTCATAATGGGAGATGTAAAACTGGAAATGGACGGTACATCACATCATGGAGGTATGCGGACATTTATGAACAAATTACATGATTTAAAAATTAATGCTTTACGATCGTAAAAAAGACGCTATTGTGATCAGAGTTATTTCTGTGTCGTATTGATTACAAACTGAAACCCCGTTTTTACGGGGTTTTTTTATGTTGATAAACAGATAAGATAATTGGTTAAAATCAGTCGTGATTTACGTGTAGTGATACGTAACATCTGAGGGATAAAATAATAAAGTTTGCTATTTGTGATCATCTGTGGCTTAATGGGGTCACTGGTTTGGAAGTACAGGCCTATTTATGCTAGTCAGTTTAAAGTCGTTCACCATTTAGCGTTATCCTCGATACCACTTCATTGCGAATTCCTTCTAATTAATTCCCATAAGTAAAAATAAAAAACAAACCTCATATGCCTTATGGCAATCAAAAAATTAAAGGAAATTCTATGTCTAATACAATGACTGGTTCAGTAAAATGGTTTAACGAATCGAAAGGTTTTGGCTTCATCTCTCCGGCAGATGGTAGCAAAGATGTGTTTGTTCACTTCTCTGCGATTCAGAGTGACAGCTTCAAAACATTATTTGAAGGTCAGAATGTTACCTTCAATATTGAAGACGGGGCAAAAGGTCCGTCTGCATCAAATGTGGTGGGTCTCTAAGGCGCACCAATGATAATAGCACTGTTTTTTCAGTGCCCCTGTTGCAGTGGAACACAATACCGGACTTCGCACTTTGATGTTTCTGCATCAAATCCGCATGGTGCAAAATGCATTTTTTGTAAAACGGTGATGCTGTTGTCCAGGCAATAGAAAAACTAAATTCCAAGGCCTGATAATATTATCAGGTCTTTTTATTATGCAGTAATTATTCCTTATCAGGAAAAAATGTATTCTCTGAATAAATTTTCTATCAGGCTTCTTCACCCAAGGTACATTTTAACCTGGATTGGTATCCTGTTGCTTTTCTGTTTGGTTCAGATGCCTTATCCATGGCTTGTGTTTTTAGGCGATAAGTTAGGTCGTTTTTCTGGTTTGTTCCTGAAAAGGCGGGTATCCATAATTAAAAAAAATTTAGAATTATGTTTTCCTGACAGAAATAAAATCCAGATAGAGAGTATGGTTGCAAGCAACCTGTCATCTTTAGGGATTGCATTATTTGAAACCGGTATTGCCTGGTTCTGGAATGACAAAAAAATTAATGAAATATTTAGAGTAACGGGTTGTGATAACTTTAATGATGTATATGACAAAAATAATGGTGTTTTAATTATTGGTATTCATTCCATGTCGCTGGAACTTGGGGGCAGAGTTATGGGGCTGTGTTTTCCTGTAAATGCTATGTATCGTCCCCACAACAATAAAGCAATGGAGTATATACAAACAAGATGCCGAAGCCGTTCCGGAAGCGGGATGATCGACCGTAAGAATCTGAAGTTTATGGTATCGGAACTAAAACGCGGGCAGGCTATTTGGTTTGCTCCGGATCAGGACTTTGGAACTAAAGGTACTATCTTCGCCCCTTTTTTTTCGGTAGCTAATGCTTCTACATCAAAAGGAGTGGCAGCTATAGCCAAATTATCGAAGTCGCCGATACTTACTGCAACGATGATAAGAAATAATGAAAGTGGTAAGAGGCCTTATGAATTAATAATTGGTAAAGAAATTGCTGATTTTCCGTGTGGAGATGACCTGGCAGATGCTGAGAAACTAAATCAGATTATTGAGGCAGAAATCATGCATGCTCCGGACCAATACTTGTGGGCACACAGAAGGTTTAAGACCAGACCTCCGGGAGAAAATTCTCTGTACAAATAAGTTACAAAGATTGTCATTGAATGATCTCTGTATCACATTGCTTATAAACAAAAACTTCGTATTGCGGGTTTTTATACTCATGTTGATGAAGTTGATTATTTATTGTAATCACGTGTAAGTAAGACAGTTAAAGAAATAGAATGTGGTAAACTGTATAAACACATTTCATATCAGCTGACGTTTAGCAAGTTCCGTACCTTCGGTTCTTTATTTTTGTATTCTATAAAAAATAGATGTGATATTGAAGAGGGAAACCTCAGGAGCCATCATGTCAGGGTTGAGCCAATCAAAGTTAATAAGTCGGTTGCTTCAGTGGATCAGCAGTGCGGCACTGTTACTTTTGGCAATTATATTGATTGTTTTTTTGATAAAAGAAACAATTATCCTTGCTGCTTTGTTATTTAAAAAAAATGACCCGGTGTCGCTGTATTCATTAGTTGATGGGATAATTATATATTTTTTATATTTTGAATTTATTGCATTAATAATCAAGTACTTTCAATCAAACTATCATTTTCCGCTGCATTATTTTTTATATATAGCAATAACAGCGGTTATCAGGCTGGTAGTAGTCGAACATAAACAACCATCATTATTAATCGTATATTCAATTACAATTCTGATATTAGTATTTGCTCTTTATGTAGCTAATACTGAAAAACCAATTCTTAAAAGAAAAAAGGTAAACTGCGAAGCTGAGTAATATCAGGTAAATAAAAAATCCGTGCCAAGACGATGTGGTATAGTAGTGTTGTCAATACCGTGCCGTTGGCTCAGTCTGGGAGCTGACTTTACAACCGTAAGGTTATCTTCTTTACCGGTGAATCAGAGAAATGAGCGGCACTCACGGGACTATGTTCCAGAGGAGTATCTATGTTTAACCCGTTTCAATTTGATACAGTGTTCCGTTTATTTCAATGGTTATCAGTTTCTGCTTTGCTGGTGTTAGCCATTGTGTTGATGGTTGTTTACTTTGCATAAATCACATTTGAAGTATGTGTAAAACTATCCACAGATTACTTGTGTTATGTAAATGTCAGGAATAAATTGATACAAAACATCACCATCCATAAAACGGCCATTATATTTTTAAATTAAAATTTGATTATCTTGTTTTTTGGGGGTCGTATTGATTTTATCTGCTATACTTAAAGAGTAAAAGATGAAGACGGGGAGACTAGGTGCTCCACCAGAGTCTTTTCAGCCTCATCAGTTATGGTGGGGCTTTTTATTATGTAAATACGTGTAAAGTCGACATCTCTGTTTCGGTAAGTGTCAAGGTAGTTGTCACCCTGTGTTAATTTAAGCAGCCTGTTTTTCCCGTTCCGGATTCAGGGTCACGGTCTCTTTTCGCTGCCAGTTCCGCGTCCTGCCTGACCACCGTTCCGAGTGCCTGGCTTTTGCTGCTTTGTACACCGTATCACGTTGTATCAGCAGGGCAATATCGTCGCCCCGGTGTCGTTGCGACGGTGTGACATACCCGATGCCGCTGTGCAGGTGGCTGTCGTTGTACCACCGAGTAAATTTCTCCACCCATTCACGGGCTTCTGTCCGTGTTTTAAACCCTGATGACGGCCACTGCGGCACGTATTTCAACGTCCGGAACACCGATTCGGCATACGCATTATCGTTGCTCACACGCGGCCGGCTGTGGGACGGCGTGATGTTCAGCTCATACAGTTTCATCTGTAAGGTCTGTGATTTCATCGCCGCACCATTATCCGCGTGCAGCACCAGCGGCTGGCGATAACAGCCTTCCCGCAGGACGGTGCGCTGCATCAGCGCTGCCGCTTGTTCGCCGCTTTCTGTCTCATACACTTCGTAGCCGGTGATTTTCCGGCTGTAGATGTCGAGTATCAGGTACAGATAAAACCAGCGTCCGCGCACCACCGACGGCAGCCAGGTGATGTCCCATACCCAGACCTGACATGGTGCACAGGCGGTAAAGGTCGTCGGTGCCGACACTTTTTTCGCACGCTGCTGACGTCCCCTGTGCTGGATTTCTCCGTGACGGCGCAGCACCCGGTAAAAGGTGGATTCACTGGCGATATATATCCCTTTATCCGCCAGCTTCGGCACGATTTGGGACGGCGGCAGGCTCGCATATTCCGGCTGATGGCAGACATCCCGTATCTGCTGTTCTTCATCCAGACTCAGCTTATTAACCGGAGCCGGACGCACTGCACCGGGTCTGCCGTCAGAAGGGGATTTTTGCCAGCGTCGCCAGGTCCGCAGGCTCAACTGCACTTCCCGGCAGGCGACGGCCAGCCGCGCACCGGAACTCACTGCTTCATTAATCCAGCGGATAAATAAAGCCCGTTCACCTTCCGGCGTCAGTCGTCCACGTCGGTTTCCCCGTAATAATCGCTGAGCTTTTTTCGCAGCACCAGGATTGCCGCCGCCTCCGCTAGGGCTTTTTCCTTGCGGATAAGCTCACGTTTTAACTGTTTATTTTCTTTCTGGCTTTGTTTCAGTGCGGCTTTATCGCCGGGTGAGGACACCTGAAGAAACCCCTGTTTCCACTGCACCAGGTGTTCCGGATAGAGCCCTTTTTTACGGCAGTACTCTGCCACTTCGGCTTCACTGAGTGTGGCGGTTTCCACGATAGCGGCAAAGCGGGCTTCCGCAGGCCACTGTTCACTGTTTTTATCTGCACCGGGCACGGGTTTTCCTTCTGATTTAGCCTGATTACGCCAGTTGTAGAGGGTAGCGTCGGATATTCCTTCTATTTGTGCAACGGCGGAAACGGTCATATTGTAAGGCGGTAATAATTTAGCCAGTATGGCAGTTTTTCGTTCAAGGGAAATACGTTTCATGTGTCACTCCTCGCCCTCAGGTTTATGTTTCAGAGGGGGTGACAACTATCCTGACACTGAGGGGTTTTTATTTTGTGCCAATATTATTTCTTAACAGAGGGAAATTATTGTGCCTAATATGAAAACAGAAGTAATTGTTGTTCGCCTGACCAAAAAAGAGAGAGCGCTCATGGATGCGGTAAAAACTAAACCACTGCTTTCAGATTGGATGAGAGAATTAGCGCTTGCTGAATTGAATAAACAAGAGGACTGTAATGCATAATATTCTGTTTTTTTGTTTAAAAAAAGATGTACCAGATCCATGGTGTGGCAGGAACAGTTGTCTGGCTGGATTCTTATGACAGGGAATCAGTAGATTTTTTAATTTTTAAAATCCCTGTTAATATGTTATTCCTGTTTTTATAAGTATAAAGAATAACAGGCGGGGTATATGGATTATTATTTAACGTTGACTGAGAGTGATAGTAGTTTTGTTTTACATAAAATTACATGTCAAAAGTTACAGCAGGCTAAAAGTACAGCGTATGTCGGATATTTCTGGGGAGAGCATGCAGCTATTCAGCAGGCTGTTGTTATAGCAAAAGGGCCTGTTGTTTTATGTTCGCTATGCCTGAGTCAGGATGATAAAAAACCATAATGATAGCTCACATATTCAATTCTGTTGAATCACCGGATAGAGCATTAGTTGTGTACAAAAAAACCGCAAACAGCAACCGGGGAAAGAGTAAGTATATACCAACAACATAACTAAGATGTATTGTTTACAATTGTAGTGCGTCATTTAGATTAAGAAAGGTTGTATAATATTTGTTTAAATTCCAAAGGTCGCCTTTTGCGGCCTTTTTCGTTTATATTGCCACAGCATCAATTACCTTATTATCACTTAACATAAGAGCTGTACGCGGTTTTTTATTCATGGCAATAATAAGAGCACAGGAATACTGTAAGTACACCCGTTTCAGTTCCACACACTTTTTGAGATTTCGTTATTTTCAGCTAATAACCGGTATTCTTCCGGTGTCAGATTATTCAGGGATTCATGCGGACGCTCCCGGTTATATTCCCTCAGCCAGTGTTCCGTGATCTCCCGTACTTCATTCAGTGTCCGGAACAGATAAAAATCCAGTATTTCGGTCCGGTATGTCCGGTTAAAACGTTCGATAAAGGCATTCTGAGTCGGTTTACCCGGTTCGGTAAGTGTCAAGGTAGTTGTCACCCTGTGTTAATTTAAGCAGCCTGTTTTTCCCGTTCCGGATTCAGGGTCACGGTCTCTTTTCGCTGCCAGTTCCGCGTCCTGCCTGACCACCGTTCCGAGTGCCTGGCTTTTGCTGCTTTGTACACCGTATCACGTTGTATCAGCAGGGCAATATCGTCGCCCCGGTGTCGTTGCGACGGTGTGACATACCCGATGCCGCTGTGCAGGTGGCTGTCGTTGTACCACCGAGTAAATTTCTCCACCCATTCACGGGCTTCTGTCCGTGTTTTAAACCCTGATGACGGCCACTGCGGCACGTATTTCAACGTCCGGAACACCGATTCGGCATACGCATTATCGTTGCTCACACGCGGCCGGCTGTGGGACGGCGTGATGTTCAGCTCATACAGTTTCATCTGTAAGGTCTGTGATTTCATCGCCGCACCATTATCCGCGTGCAGCACCAGCGGCTGGCGATAACAGCCTTCCCGCAGGACGGTGCGCTGCATCAGCGCTGCCGCTTGTTCGCCGCTTTCTGTCTCATACACTTCGTAGCCGGTGATTTTCCGGCTGTAGATGTCGAGTATCAGGTACAGATAAAACCAGCGTCCGCGCACCACCGACGGCAGCCAGGTGATGTCCCATACCCAGACCTGACATGGTGCACAGGCGGTAAAGGTCGTCGGTGCCGACACTTTTTTCGCACGCTGCTGACGTCCCCTGTGCTGGATTTCTCCGTGACGGCGCAGCACCCGGTAAAAGGTGGATTCACTGGCGATATATATCCCTTTATCCGCCAGCTTCGGCACGATTTGGGACGGCGGCAGGCTCGCATATTCCGGCTGATGGCAGACATCCCGTATCTGCTGTTCTTCATCCAGACTCAGCTTATTAACCGGAGCCGGACGCACTGCACCGGGTCTGCCGTCAGAAGGGGATTTTTGCCAGCGTCGCCAGGTCCGCAGGCTCAACTGCACTTCCCGGCAGGCGACGGCCAGCCGCGCACCGGAACTCACTGCTTCATTAATCCAGCGGATAAATAAAGCCCGTTCACCTTCCGGCGTCAGTCGTCCACGTCGGTTTCCCCGTAATAATCGCTGAGCTTTTTTCGCAGCACCAGGATTGCCGCCGCCTCCGCTAGGGCTTTTTCCTTGCGGATAAGCTCACGTTTTAACTGTTTATTTTCTTTCTGGCTTTGTTTCAGTGCGGCTTTATCGCCGGGTGAGGACACCTGAAGAAACCCCTGTTTCCACTGCACCAGGTGTTCCGGATAGAGCCCTTTTTTACGGCAGTACTCTGCCACTTCGGCTTCACTGAGTGTGGCGGTTTCCACGATAGCGGCAAAGCGGGCTTCCGCAGGCCACTGTTCACTGTTTTTATCTGCACCGGGCACGGGTTTTCCTTCTGATTTAGCCTGATTACGCCAGTTGTAGAGGGTAGCGTCGGATATTCCTTCTATTTGTGCAACGGCGGAAACGGTCATATTGTAAGGCGGTAATAATTTAGCCAGTATGGCAGTTTTTCGTTCAAGGGAAATACGTTTCATGTGTCACTCCTCGCCCTCAGGTTTATGTTTCAGAGGGGGTGACAACTATCCTGACACTGAGGGGGTTTAATAAACTCCAGTATCACGCCATGCTCTTCCGCCCAGTGTGCGAGTGTCAGTGATATAAGCTCCGGACCATTATCCATCCGCATTTTCACCGGGTATCCGCGTGTTGCAACTATTCTGTCCAATACCCGGACAACACGTTGGGCCGGGATATTCAGATCAATTTCTATCGCCAGGGCTTCACGATTAAAATCATCCACGATATTGAACGTCCGGAAACGCCTGCCACAGATCAGCGCATCATGCATAAAATCAACCGACCAGCTCTGATTCAGTGCTTCCGGCGTTGCCAGTGGTACCGGATTACGCACAGGCAGACGTTGTTTGCCTTTACGGCGAAAGTTCAGCTTCAGCAGACAATAGATCCGGTGAACGCGCTTATGATTCCACCCGTTACCCTGCCTGCGCAGGATCTGAAACAGCTTTTTAAACCCGTAACGGGGATAACGTTCTGCCGCCTCTGTCAGCGCCTGTATCACCGGTTCATCCCGCCGGGTATCCGGTTTGTAAAAATACACCGTTCTGCTCAGCGATAAGGCCCGGCAGGCGTGACGGATGCTCATCGAATACTGTTCGATAAGATAGCTGACAAGCTCCCGCTTTACCGCTGTTTTTAAAGCTTTTTTTCGATAACATCCTTCAGAGCCCGGCACTCAAGACTCAGGTCAGCAAACATCTGTTTTAAACGCCGGTTTTCTTCCTCAAGATCTTTTAATTTTTTAATATCAGACGCTTCCATTCCGCCGTATTTGGCTTTCCAGTTATAGTAGCTGGCTTCGGATATACCGGCTTCACGGCAGACATCTTTGACTGTCCGTCCGGCTTCGACGGATTTCAGAACGGCGATAATCTGATGTTCAGTAAATCGGGCTTTGCGCATAGCGATCTCCTCAGAATACATATCAGTATGGATGAAGATCTCTGAAAGTGAATGGGACTTTTTTCCGGGATACTTACACTTCGTAAGCCAGTTTATAGGGAGCAGATTAATGCAAAGAAGAAGTCCCGGTATTTCCGGAAAGAAATACCGGGAGTCTGTTGTTACCTGGCGATCAGCGCGAACACGCCCCAGCCAAAGTATTCACGCGCGTAGGTCACGTGACGTTTTGGCGAGACCGTTAGCTCAGCCCTGACTTCTGCCGCGAAGTCGTCGTTAGGGTTGGCCTCCAGCCAGTGGCGCATGGTCAGCCATTTCGCGGCTTCATACCTGTCCCAGCCTTCCTGGTCTGCCAGCACCATTTCCACCACGTCGTAGCCGAGGTAGTCGAATGCGCTGATAAGTTCAGGCAACATCAGGAGATCAGCTATTGCGCTGACGCCGCATGCCTGCGCTATCTCTTCTGTTGAGGGTAGCTGACGCCAGTAGGGTTCCCCGATAAGCATGATCCCGCCTGGCTTAAGGCTCTGCGCCAGCAGCTCCATCATCCCGGTAAATCCACCGGCAATCCATGTCGCACCTACGCAGGCGGCCACATCGAATTTCTCTTCTGCCACATACCCAGCGGCATCGCTATGTATGAACTGGACCCGATCACTGACACCAAGTTCTTCCGAGCGCCGTCTGGCCTGCTTGCTGAACAACTGGCTCATGTCGATACCGACTCCGGTAATCGCATGATCCCGCGCCCAGGTACAGAGCATTTCCCCCGAGCCGCTGCCGAGGTCAAGAATGCGGGTTTCCGGCTTCATGCGTAGCACACGGCCCAGTGTGGTGTACTTCTCTTCGGTGAACGGGTTGTGGATACGGTGTTTGCTTTCACTGATGGTAAAAATACGTGGGATATCCAATGCTGAATTCCTTTTATTGTGTTGAGTATTAAGAGGAAGCTCCCCTGAGGTTTTTGCTTTTTCAGCCAACAGAGCAAACAGCTTCCCTTCAAATGTCTCGCTGACTGGCCAGTCGTGGCCTGCAGGGGGAGGAAGCAGGGTAAATCCGGTATTATTGAGCAGGCTGACGTATTCTTCATCGCGCCAGGCCGTCATTTGGCTGCCGAAACGAGTGGTGTGACCGTTTGCCTCTATAGCCCAGAACTGCGTTGAGCTGGTCTGCTCTTCTTCATCCCAGCTATGTTCCGTCAGCAGCAGATGAGGGACGCCCAGAAAAAGCCCATCCGGACAGCGTTGCCAGCTCGCTTCAGCCATTCCCTGACGCTTAACTTCTTCGAAAGTATGGACTTCAGTGAGCAGCCTGCCACCCAACTCCAGCCACAGCGCGCAGCGGCTGACTAGTAAGCGTGCATCCGCAGTGCTGAACACATTCAGTTCCCCGAACGTCATCATGATGAAATCGAACGACCTATCCGGCCAGTATGCGCGGATATCCTGCTGAATATAGTCGATGTTCAAATTGGCATTTTGTGCCTGCTGGCGGGCCCAGCTCACTGATGCTGGTGAGAAATCCACGCCGGTGCAGCGAAATCCGCGCTCCGCTAAGCGGTGGGTATAAAAGCCGGGACCGCAGCCGAGATCGAGGATGTGTGCGCCAGGGGATAACTGGCTGGCGATCCACTCTACCTGCTGCTCAATGATCTCCTGCCTGCGGCTGGCCCAGTTGTGATCCTGCGACAAGTGGTTCGCCAGCATGCGCTGGCTGAATGCTGGTTCATCCCAGGGAATTTTGCTTTCATCCGCTGAAAGCCGGACATATCGGGATGCGTAAATAAGGGTATTAATATCCATCATGCCTCCTTAGCGGTTATCAAGCTGTGCGCGAACGTTATTCAGCCCGGTAGTGTTGATGCTGTACGGCTGACCGTTAACGGACTTGATAAGTTTTTTGGTTTTGAGTTTTTTGAAGGTGGCAAGGGTGCAGTCGGTAAGCAACAGCCCTTCGCGGGTGTAGCATTCAACGGCGATGAGGCGGCCAGACGTATCTCGGACTTGCGCGATACGACTACCTTTAGCGAGAACGTGTAAGGTACGTTGTTCCTGACGGGATAAATTCATACTGGAAAACCTGTTTAATCATCATGTGCAAAACGTGCAAACACATAGCGGTGTCCGCATTCGATTTCGGCGCATTGATAATCAGTCCGGCCTGAAAAGGTCGGTAAGCTGATTATCGGATGATTACATTCTCCAGCATCAAAGCCTCGGGTTGAGTTGAAAGGTATTTACAGAACGAATGTTAGCACACAATTTAAATATGGGTATGTACCATACGATAAAGTGTGATTTATTTCATAAAGCTCCTTTTTTTAACTTTGGCCTGCTCCCCATTGATTCACACAGAATGCTGTTAGCAATATTCGTTCTTCGCTTATAGCGGACTGCCCGATTTGATTTCAACGAGTAAAATATGTGACGCATAAGATTAGTAAAAATCAGATTGATGAGACGGTCAAATTTCTCTATCATTAACTGTATATATATACAGTTAATCGGTTCTGAGTATGAAACTTGTCAAGATCAACGATGATACAATTCTGACATTGCCTCTGTTCCTGGAACATGTCCCCGCTGGGTTCCCGTCACCGGCGACGGACTATATCGAGGAACGCATAAACCTGAACAGTGAACTGATCCGACACCCGGAAAGTACCTATTTACTCAGGGTTGAAGGTAGTTCGATGATAGATGCGAATATCTTTGACGGTGATGTGGTTATCGTGGACAGCGCGGTAACTGCGGCAGAGGGGGATATTGTGATTGCCAGTTTTGACGGAGAGTTTACTGTCAAAAAATTGCAACTGTCACCGGTACCTATGCTGATCCCGATGAATCCGGATTATCAGCCTATCGTAATCAGCAGTGAACAGGATTTACAGATTTTCGGTGTGGTCACCTACATCATCCATCGGGCGCAGTGATGTTTGCGCTGGTGGATGTAAACAGCTTTTACACCAGCTGTGAAAGAGTATTCCGGCCCGATCTGACAGGTAAGCCGGTTATCGTCCTGAGCAATAATGATGGCTGCGTGATCGCCAGGTCAGCAGAGGCGAAAGCCCTCGGCATCAAAATGGGGGCACTGTATTATGAGTGTCGCGATTTTTGTTATAAAAACAATGTGACAGTATTCAGCTCAAATTATGCGTTGTACGGCGATATGAGCAGCCGTGTGATGACATTGCTCTCATCTTTCGCACCCGCCACAGAAATCTATTCTATAGACTTATGGCTACCATATTTTTCTGTAAAGCATTTAAACCTTGATTTAAGTACCAAAACTAAGTGTTAAAAGGGTTTTAGCCTGATTTTTTTTCGTCGACATGATATTAGTATATGTACCACCATAATTTGTAAATTATGAAGAGGAGTTACGTTTACATGTTTGTAAAAAAATTTCATGATCCTCTTTCTCCTGGTAAGCAATGTGTGACTTTGGTAGACGAAGATGATATCCCGTTGGATTACCCTGGGCTGTTCATCAGTCAAGTAGTCAGTCGATCTCGTTACTCAATCAATACTCAAGAACGGATGGTCAGGGACTTGCAGTTTTTTCTTTTGTGGTGGCAAGAGAGAAACAAGAACGGTGGTAATCTTCTAGAGAGAATCCAAACCGGTGAGTATCTGACACAGAATGAGATCGAAAGGTTCTCAGATGCGACGCGGCTGAAGCGAGGAGAAGCTTTTCTTGATCCTAATGTTTTATCAATGCATCCTGAAATTCAGCAACGAATCGTGATGGAAGCCGTTTACGCTGGTCAAGTGAAAAGATCGTTAGTAAAGGCTCAAACAACAAACTACCGCCTTGTAATGGCACGTCGCTATATTAATTACTTGATTCAGCTAATCCATGGCCTAAATGAGCCCTGGGTGCTTCGTCAGTCCCGTGAAGATATGCTTCACGCACTCGACTTAGAGATGCGTCCAGTTTCTTCTGACGAGCAGACCGATCCAGATAGTCCAAAAGGCAGCGAGCCTGAAATCAGCGATAATGCAATTATTCTGCTAGAGCATCTCATTGAAAATGATCCCAGTTCTATATACTTCAGACAAATTTGGAAAAATCCTACCATCCAAGAACGTAACTGTCTCATTATTGATCTGTTACGAACCACTGGTATACGCCGTTCAGAGTTATGCGGCATCAAGCTTGACGATATAGATTTCAGTACGCACAAGCTACGGATCATTCGCCGACCAAATGATAAGGCCGATCGCCGGGCGCTCACTTCACAAGTCAAAACTCTTAGCCATACTTCTGTATTACCTGCTCATCTGCGCCGCCGAATTAAAGATTACATCGTAGACATCCGCAGTAAGGTACCTGGCGTGCAAGGAGTCGAGTATTTGTTTGTTGCACACAAGGGAGTGACTTGTGGCCGAGAGCTCTCTCTCAAGGCGGTTTCAAAAATATTTGTGCAGTTTAGTCTGGTGCTTGGCGAATCGATATCTGCGCACAAATTGCGGCATCGATTTGTTCAAGACCTGAAGTCCCTGATGGATGAGCTAAAGGTCGACGCCGAAGAACAAGCTCAAATAATGTGTCAATTGCTTGGCTGGAGCCCTAACTCGGATATGCCGGAAAAGGTATATGACATCTACAACCTGAATCAAAAAGCAGTGCGAGCCATAACCGCCCTGAATGAAAAACGTTTCGCACCGAAGAAAGCATATGACAATGACATCGACTTCTAATGCCCTGACTATTCAGCCCGTTTGCACTAGCGCGAATGAAGATTCAAAAACAAGACTAAGGGTCGCCAAAACTGGCCTAAAATTCGATCCAGAAACCGATGTTTGGAAGCTAAAATATGGGAGCACGCCGGTAAAGGTTGGGTGGCTGAATTCGCTGAAAGACACTACTTTGGCTGCTGAGTTGCGTGAGGGGTTGGCTTCAGCAGCGCGGAAGCTCACTGTCTCCCGAATATCCCCAGCCAGCAAATGCTGGAGCGAATACCTGTCCCAGAATAATGAGAAAATCACTAAGAGTAGTCTTGTGGCGTATGTTGCATATGTACGCAATACCCAATCTTCAGATGTCAAGTTGTCTGTAATCAGCGGTACGTTGAAGTATCTTCTCCCTCTGAATCGTAGTCGATACAAACCGTTAGTTGACCACTTTAAAACCATTACCTTTCGCAACGGTAACAGAAATGACTTCCTAAATCCGGAAACTGGTGCACTCAGTAGCACAGAGGACGGCAATCTTGTTGATGGGCTCCGACAGCATTACCAGGGCTTGTTGCAAGCAACAAATAACGCTGATAATTCTGGCCTGACTTATGCCGCTTGGTCTGGGTACTTCGGAGTTCGCCTACTTCATTTTACGAGCCGACGTTTCGACACTCTATCCCAGATGAAGTGGAAAGACCTCATAAATACCCATACACAAGATGGCGATATCGCGCTCATTCGGCACGAGGCCCGTTTTCCCAGAGCTAAAACACAGGATGGTGGTTTCCGTAAACAATGGGAAGGCTACCGCATTGAACTTAATGAAGAATTAGTAGACGAACTCAATGCATTTCGGAGGATCACAGAACGTTGCATACACCGGATGCTTCACGAAAACGAGATTAAGCTAAACGAGAGTGATTTCGCCACACTCGCCAAGGAATGGCCACTGCTTTGCCGACCCAATGCATTTTCTGGTTGCCATACCAATATGAAGCCGTTGAAGTGGCCAGATCGGATGTCACTGTTTACCGCAGTAAATGGGGTAGGTTTGCACATGACTTTAAATATGTTCGGTTCACAGACCCGCAAAGTGCTTAAAGCCATGGATATAAAGAGCGAACGGGTCTTGGATTTTAACTATGGGGCGCGCCGCCAACGCCATACGCTGGGTACCTCAATGGCCATCGAGGGGCATACAGATGCTGTGATTGCAAAGGCGTTAGGTGTAATTGATAAGTCCACTGTAAAGGCATACAAGGATATGACTCCAGAGGCAATTGATACTATCGATCGTGTTATGAGCCCCGTTTTTGGTCCGCTCGTCGATATTGCTATGGGACGCATCATTATAAATCGTGACGAAGCGGATGCTCAAGTGACTTCCGATGGCGTCGATGAGATAGGCGCGTGTAATCACTGTCAACAGCAGTGTAAAAACAAGGAGTTATCAGCGCCATTTGCCTGCTATCCATGTGATCTGTTTCGACCAATCGCGTCAGCAAATCACAGTCAGGTACTGAATGAAGCAGTACAGCATTACCAGCGCGAAGTGAAGCGCGGAGCACGTTCATTTCAATTACGAGGTTGGTCAAGAATTATCCGTTACATCCAGTTAACTATCGTTGCTTGTCACAAATTCAATCAGGAACAACCGAATGTCTAAAGTCTTTCATCTTGACAGGTTGCAGGTAAATGCGGAGCAGTTCATCGCCGAAATGAAATCAGTGAACTTTCCCTTTGGAACGTTCGGAAAAACATGGGCTGATGACAAATGGCCACACTTTACATTTTCACGTCATGGAGTTAATTCAAAAGGTATCAAGAACTACGCACAGAGTGAGCTATTACCCTATCCAATGCGGGATTTCGCCAAGGCTTGGGGAGTTTGGTGTCTTACCCAATATGGTAATAATGCGCCGCAATTTGCATTGCATGTATCGCCTATCAAACTGGTTGAGTTAGCACTTAGAGAGGAAAAACTGCCGTTAAAAATCAGCAGTTTTACTGAGGCGGTATATGACCGCTGTCTTAGCTTGATTAAAAAGCACCATCGTGGACTGGGACGGCGAACAGCTCAGGATCACCTAAACAAACTCGTAAGGTGGCTCAATTCACGCACTGAGTCCGAACAATTGATCCCTCGCTATATTGCGACACGGCAACCCTATCGGGGTAACACCCCGCACTATGTGGATAATACTGCTGAAGAACGACGCAAGTCGAGAATTCCGGACAGCGAAGTGATGTTGGCAACTGCTGAGATTTTCTCGACAGTGATGCCATCAATGGCAGAAATGGAGGCTGTAGAAGGTTGCTTAAGATTTGATTTCGAAAAGCGCTTCGTCGCCTCATGTTGCGCATTACTCATCGCAGAGCCTGCCCGGTACGGCGACATTTTCCTGCTGGAGCGCGATTGTGTCGTGGAGAAAACTGATGACAAGGGGAAAACCTATGTCGCGCTGCGGTATCGTGGCAGCAAGGGTCACCCTGATTTCCATAAGGCGATACCTGAAACTGCGGTCCCCTTGCTGAAACGTGCCGTTCTCTGGTTGCAGCATATGAGTGAACCTGGCTTGGTCTTGGCTCGTTTCTATACCAATCCCAACACGGTATTGAAAAATCTTCTTGTTGGAACCGGCTTTTCAGAGCCAAAGCACCTTGAACGATCGAAACCTGTGTCTCTATGGCAACTCGGAACGATCATCGGTGTTTATGATTGTAAGCCCAAAGATGAAAAACTGAATGAGGCCTGGAATGTATGGGTTAAGTCAAACAACGAGAGTCTAGGGAGCCAATATACAGAGATATCCGTGAAATTAGCCGCGGTAGCATTAAATGTATCATTGAGTACTGCAAAGAACCTCGGTTTACCATCGCCTTTGACATTGAAGTCATTGCAGGACTTCTGGATCAAGCGGCAGCAAGATGCTTGGGATGATGGTTACCGATACCACCTCGGTGCGGAGCATAAGGGGAATGGCAAACGCGTACCACTAAGTTCTGCTCTGATAGTGCCAACCGGTGCAATGACCGGAGGTGGAAACCCCAAGCCAGATTCAAGTTCAAGGCCATCTGGTACGGGTTCCAGCTCAGGACTGTCGTTATCTTTCGTCAATGTGGGAACGTGGTTTACGCGTCGCTTAACAGGCAGTGGCGGTTCTACCTCCATCTTCAGAAATATGGGTTACCCGGAGCACTACTCCTTGGATAGTCATGGGTTTCGCCACTGGTTGAACACTGCCGCTCAAGAGCAGGGAATGAGTGATTCTCTTATTGCGCTTTGGTCTGGACGTGCTAACAAGAAAACCAATTTTGTTTATGACAATAAAACTGAAGATGGACGTCACGAACACAGCCTTAGTGTGCTAGGCGACGCTGATGAGGCGGTGAACATTATTGTTGTTCCTGCAAATGCAGCGGAGTTTCGAGAGAAAACTGGGCGCAATGGCCTAACACCAACCTTGACGCTACCTGACGAGGTTGATGAAAATGGTGAGCTAGTCATATCATATGTCTTCAAAACAGCCCATAGAATGCCAACAGGTTACTGCGTCCAACCTCTTGAATTGGTTCCTTGTAGGAAATTGGAAGGACTGGACTGTGTGGGTTGTAATAAAAGCTGTCACGTTAAGGGAGACCTAGAAGACCTGAATGTGCTGCAAGAGGATCACGCAATACAGGCATACCGATTGCATTCTGTGATTAAGCGTCGGGCAACGGGCATTCCTGTTGATGACCGGTGGCTGGAAACACACGAACGTCGATACATTAAGCGTGCGGCTCTGTTATCTATCCTAACGGATGACAGCATTGAAGATGGCGCTGTGATTCGCCCAGTCAATGATGACGATAACCAATACCTTGTAACAAATGCTGCAATGACCCAATCTGTCACGATGAGGCCCCTCCTGCAGGATTTACGGGAAAGGCTAGAGGCTGAAGAACTCACTAAACAGCCTATTCAAGAGATAAATGCGGATGATGAAATTACTAATGAGTTCTGTCCGGAGAGATTTTTAGCTGAGTTAATGGAGTCGTGATATGGCAGCAAAACTAAACTTAAATAGCCAACAGGTATCTGCAATCTGCAAGATCATCGTTGTCTGGTCAGACGACGAAAAACTGACTTGGCAGCGCTTGACTAAAGAAATCAAGGCTCGGATTTCTCTTGATGTTACACGGCAAACGTTGTGTAAATACTTTTCTGTCAAACATGAATACAATCTTAGGAAAGAGGCACTACGTGCTGGTAAACCAGCTGGGCGCAACCCGCCAATCTCTGCTACCGAAAGCGATTTACGAAATGAAATAGCACGATTACAACGAGAAGTCAGTGAGCTAGAACGCAAGGTTAATGCTCAGGTCGTCGCACTTAATCGCGCCAAGGCAAACGCTGCAAAGCATAATCCACCTATCTTACCTCATGTTCTGTTCCAAGCTCCGGTTGAAGAAAAGCGAGAATAGAAATGTTGATAGGCTTGGGGTGCGACATTAGGGCGTTTGTAAATCCTCAAAGTAGATGACTTATAGGTAACGAATAAATCTTTTTTAAATAAACCACGTTGAGGATGATATGGACGAAGTAATATGGAATAAGGTTCACAATACCAGCTCACTCTATTTCATTTGTATCATTGTAGTTAGTATAATACTTTCCGTCTATACCAAGTAAGGTCCTTCAATGATTTCGGTTCGAGTTTTAAAAGCAAAAAACGGTGATTGCATCCTACTATCTTGGGTTCATGATGGAACTAAGAGAAACATTCTTGTTGATGGTGGTAAGTCCTCTGTATACAAAACAGTCGTACAGAAAGGCGAACTTTATAAAGCACTCAAGAAACTTAGAGACAACGGTGAGCGTGTAGATAAGCTGATCCTAACTCATGTTGATGATGATCATATTGGCGGACTTATCAAAGGGTTTGAAACTGGAGAGTTGCTTACCGATTTGTGTGACAGCATATGGTTTAACTCAGGAAGGTTGATTAAGCGAGGTTTTAACGCCGAAAGTATTTCGAGTAATGAACTATATCTTGAGAGAAGGAACCGCAAGGATGGGGAAACAGGTGTAAAGCAAGGAGTCACGTTAGAAGAGCGTATAACAGAACTCGGTATATGGGACGAGGAATTGATTGTTTCTGGACATTCAATTGAGTTTTATGGTGCGAAAATTACGGTGTTGTCTCCCACATTAGAAAAACTGTCAAAGTTACTACATAAGTGGGAAAAAGAAGCCCCTAGAAGTGTGACATCAGCGTCTGTAAAAGATTATAAAGTAGGTATTGATGAGTTGACTAAAGATGATGTTTTTGAGGGAGACACATCTATTCATAACGGAAGTTCAATAGCTTTTATCTTTGAATATATGTCGAAAAACATTTTGCTTCTAGGAGATGCACATGACGATGTTATCTGTGATTCTTTGTCAGAGATGGTCAGTAGCAAAGGGAATGAAGGCTCTGATGAAAAAACGCTAAAAATGGACTGTGTCAAACTTTCACATCATGGAAGTAAATATAATACAAGCTATGACTTTTTGCGCCTGATTGAGTGTAAGAACTTCATAATATCTACAGATGGTAGTTTACATGGCTTACCGAATAAATTAACACTAGCAAGAATAATAAAAACAATAGATAAGCCTAGCTTGATATTTAATTACCCACAACTTATCAATAAAATCTTTACTAAAGAAGAGCAGGAAACGCTAGCAGGCTCAGGCGTTGTAATTAAAAGCTGTGAAGAACACTTAAATGTATGAATTAGCACTACAAACAATTAAGAATTCTACTGTAAAGGTTATGGGAGGAAGTGGCGTAATAATCTGTCCATTTACTGATGAATACTCCTATATTTTTACTGCAAAACATGTGATTACTGAGACAGATATTGAGGATATTCATATTGAAAGTGTGAATGGTCTTGATATTAAAGTCTTAGATAAACTAGAACATGATGATATTGATCTTGCCATTCTAAAGGTATCTAAGGTTGCTGAAGGTGTACTCTTTTATGAGAGCAATCACGAAAACTTCAGTCAGAATTTGAAGCTTTATGGATATCCGGAGCAAAATAGACATCAAGAAAGAGTAATAAATCAATTAGGCTCATACAACTGTGAGTTTTGTGATATAGACGATGAGAAATACATTTTTTTACTAGATAGTATTGCGCCAATTGATGATGTTGAAGGTTTTTCGGGTGGTGGTATCTTCTCGATTGATCGAGAAACAGGGAACTTTAGTATTTTGGCTATTGAGATTGGAATGAGAATACCTGAGTCTTCAAACCGTCGAATAGATACTATAAAGATTGATAGATACATCGAAATCCTCAATAAAAATAACTGGCAATTAGTGATACCAAGTTATCTTCGAAACTTCGAAATGTATAAAAATATAATTTTCGAAGATATTGATTTAGAGAATGACGGAAGCTTAAATGGAATTAAAAGGTGTTTATGCGTCATATTAGAAGAATATGGGGTAACTAACTCTTTGACGATTAATCCAAACTCAATTTTAGAAAAGTTCGAGAATAAGATATTAACGCATGAACAAAAGAAGAATGATTTGTACAATAGATGCTTATGGAAAGGTTTCTTAGAATTCTTGTCGATATGCCTATCTCTATACCCGCCGTTAGACTCCGATTCTTGCAATGAAAATTATGTGGATGAGTTGTTTGTAAAATTTAGATTTGTCTTTGACCATAAAAAAGTTAACTTTAAAAACCTTTTTAGTACATATATTTTAGAAACTGACTTTGGTCCGCTAAATGAATCGTCAAAAATACTAATCTTCTCGCCACAAAACGCTAGTGTAGGAAACCCTATATTAGACAAAAAAGTCTCTGAGCTGACGTTAGCTGACATATCTAGTTCAATTAGTAGTCAGAGGCATAGGATAGAAGTTGTAATGCGGAACCGTAAAATGAGAAATGACATATTACATTGGCCATCAGTTAATCACAAATGCCTGTCCGATAATGAAGATGATTATAGTAGTTACACCATATTTGATAGCGAACAAGTGAAAGAGAGTTTAAACAATAGTTATGGGGAGTTTTTAGCTGATGAAGAATGATATATCTTTCGAAGAGAATCATAGTTTTTCGGATATAGTACCAGATTATGATATAAGAAAATTTGTCTTGTCTTGTAATATGACTAAGTCAGCTATAGTAAATGCATTTTGTTTAGTGTTCGAAAAAGAAAGTGATTTAAAAGAGCAGTGGAAAGATATCGCAGATGTTTTAAATTATGAATACCTAAGTACTAATGAAACCACTGAGTTTGAAAGATGGAACAATTACTTGATATTTGTAATTACAGGTGAAGTATCCTTAGAAACAAAATATGAAATTGAGAATGATAAATTTTACATGCGTAAGCTAGTTATAGAGCTTGAAACTGAAAGTGAAGAGATGTTAAAGGATAGAACTATAGCATTTTTAAATAATAGGTTGCTTCTTCAAAACTTTGATTTGTCGAACAATAGTTCTAATAATGACAAATGGAAAGAATCATTGGGAGAATATTCAAAGTCAATTATTAGCGGTAAGTGTCAAGGTAGTTGTCACCCTGTGTTAATTTAAGCAGCCTGTTTTTCCCGTTCCGGATTCAGGGTCACGGTCTCTTTTCGCTGCCAGTTCCGCGTCCTGCCTGACCACCGTTCCGAGTGCCTGGCTTTTGCTGCTTTGTACACCGTATCACGTTGTATCAGCAGGGCAATATCGTCGCCCCGGTGTCGTTGCGACGGTGTGACATACCCGATGCCGCTGTGCAGGTGGCTGTCGTTGTACCACCGAGTAAATTTCTCCACCCATTCACGGGCTTCTGTCCGTGTTTTAAACCCTGATGACGGCCACTGCGGCACGTATTTCAACGTCCGGAACACCGATTCGGCATACGCATTATCGTTGCTCACACGCGGCCGGCTGTGGGACGGCGTGATGTTCAGCTCATACAGTTTCATCTGTAAGGTCTGTGATTTCATCGCCGCACCATTATCCGCGTGCAGCACCAGCGGCTGGCGATAACAGCCTTCCCGCAGGACGGTGCGCTGCATCAGCGCTGCCGCTTGTTCGCCGCTTTCTGTCTCATACACTTCGTAGCCGGTGATTTTCCGGCTGTAGATGTCGAGTATCAGGTACAGATAAAACCAGCGTCCGCGCACCACCGACGGCAGCCAGGTGATGTCCCATACCCAGACCTGACATGGTGCACAGGCGGTAAAGGTCGTCGGTGCCGACACTTTTTTCGCACGCTGCTGACGTCCCCTGTGCTGGATTTCTCCGTGACGGCGCAGCACCCGGTAAAAGGTGGATTCACTGGCGATATATATCCCTTTATCCGCCAGCTTCGGCACGATTTGGGACGGCGGCAGGCTCGCATATTCCGGCTGATGGCAGACATCCCGTATCTGCTGTTCTTCATCCAGACTCAGCTTATTAACCGGAGCCGGACGCACTGCACCGGGTCTGCCGTCAGAAGGGGATTTTTGCCAGCGTCGCCAGGTCCGCAGGCTCAACTGCACTTCCCGGCAGGCGACGGCCAGCCGCGCACCGGAACTCACTGCTTCATTAATCCAGCGGATAAATAAAGCCCGTTCACCTTCCGGCGTCAGTCGTCCACGTCGGTTTCCCCGTAATAATCGCTGAGCTTTTTTCGCAGCACCAGGATTGCCGCCGCCTCCGCTAGGGCTTTTTCCTTGCGGATAAGCTCACGTTTTAACTGTTTATTTTCTTTCTGGCTTTGTTTCAGTGCGGCTTTATCGCCGGGTGAGGACACCTGAAGAAACCCCTGTTTCCACTGCACCAGGTGTTCCGGATAGAGCCCTTTTTTACGGCAGTACTCTGCCACTTCGGCTTCACTGAGTGTGGCGGTTTCCACGATAGCGGCAAAGCGGGCTTCCGCAGGCCACTGTTCACTGTTTTTATCTGCACCGGGCACGGGTTTTCCTTCTGATTTAGCCTGATTACGCCAGTTGTAGAGGGTAGCGTCGGATATTCCTTCTATTTGTGCAACGGCGGAAACGGTCATATTGTAAGGCGGTAATAATTTAGCCAGTATGGCAGTTTTTCGTTCAAGGGAAATACGTTTCATGTGTCACTCCTCGCCCTCAGGTTTATGTTTCAGAGGGGGTGACAACTATCCTGACACTGAGGGTTAGCGAGAACATTACATTTGGTCGAGATAGAATTTCAAAAGATGCTAGGGTTGATTGGATAATTAGAATGTTAGGTCAATAATAATGAAGTTAAAAAAAATTGAAATACAAGCGTTTAAGTCCTATCTACAAAAAGAGGATGGCACTTTTGATTTTACTAGTAGTGATAGTGAAAACCCTGCTAACTTCATTTCTCTGTTTGCTCCTAATGGATTTGGAAAAACATCTTTCTTTGATGCGATAGATTTTGCTATAACTAAAAAAATAACAAGATATGTTCGTAGTGAGAAACTATCAAAGTTAAACCTTGAGGAGTGTAAACAGCATAATACTCAAGGAGAAAAACAGTTAGTAATAAGAAATAAGAATGCACCAGTAAATTTAAAAACATTAGTGATTGTTTCTACAGATAGCGGTAAACAGCCATTTATATCTTCATATAAAGAGAGTCAGAAAAATAGTTCAGACCTTAGAATTCAATCCAAGAGTAATATCAATAATTACTTTGAATCGTCAATGCTTTACCAAGAGTCTATAGATGCATTTTTGCGAGAAACAAACTCTGAAGACAGATTTTTAAAGTTCTCAGAGATTGATGATGAGTTAGTTGAAATCAATCGCGTAAGGACGTCTATTCTATCTGTTAAGTCTGAAATTTCAAACGAGGAAGAGCAGCTTGTTGCTAATCAGCTCAAATTAGAAAAAGAAGAAAAAGCACAGCGGTAAGTGTCAAGGTAGTTGTCACCCTGTGTTAATTTAAGCAGCCTGTTTTTCCCGTTCCGGATTCAGGGTCACGGTCTCTTTTCGCTGCCAGTTCCGCGTCCTGCCTGACCACCGTTCCGAGTGCCTGGCTTTTGCTGCTTTGTACACCGTATCACGTTGTATCAGCAGGGCAATATCGTCGCCCCGGTGTCGTTGCGACGGTGTGACATACCCGATGCCGCTGTGCAGGTGGCTGTCGTTGTACCACCGAGTAAATTTCTCCACCCATTCACGGGCTTCTGTCCGTGTTTTAAACCCTGATGACGGCCACTGCGGCACGTATTTCAACGTCCGGAACACCGATTCGGCATACGCATTATCGTTGCTCACACGCGGCCGGCTGTGGGACGGCGTGATGTTCAGCTCATACAGTTTCATCTGTAAGGTCTGTGATTTCATCGCCGCACCATTATCCGCGTGCAGCACCAGCGGCTGGCGATAACAGCCTTCCCGCAGGACGGTGCGCTGCATCAGCGCTGCCGCTTGTTCGCCGCTTTCTGTCTCATACACTTCGTAGCCGGTGATTTTCCGGCTGTAGATGTCGAGTATCAGGTACAGATAAAACCAGCGTCCGCGCACCACCGACGGCAGCCAGGTGATGTCCCATACCCAGACCTGACATGGTGCACAGGCGGTAAAGGTCGTCGGTGCCGACACTTTTTTCGCACGCTGCTGACGTCCCCTGTGCTGGATTTCTCCGTGACGGCGCAGCACCCGGTAAAAGGTGGATTCACTGGCGATATATATCCCTTTATCCGCCAGCTTCGGCACGATTTGGGACGGCGGCAGGCTCGCATATTCCGGCTGATGGCAGACATCCCGTATCTGCTGTTCTTCATCCAGACTCAGCTTATTAACCGGAGCCGGACGCACTGCACCGGGTCTGCCGTCAGAAGGGGATTTTTGCCAGCGTCGCCAGGTCCCTCAGTGTCAGGATAGTTGTCACCCCCTCTGAAACATAAACCTGAGGGCGAGGAGTGACACATGAAACGTATTTCCCTTGAACGAAAAACTGCCATACTGGCTAAATTATTACCGCCTTACAATATGACCGTTTCCGCCGTTGCACAAATAGAAGGAATATCCGACGCTACCCTCTACAACTGGCGTAATCAGGCTAAATCAGAAGGAAAACCCGTGCCCGGTGCAGATAAAAACAGTGAACAGTGGCCTGCGGAAGCCCGCTTTGCCGCTATCGTGGAAACCGCCACACTCAGTGAAGCCGAAGTGGCAGAGTACTGCCGTAAAAAAGGGCTCTATCCGGAACACCTGGTGCAGTGGAAACAGGGGTTTCTTCAGGTGTCCTCACCCGGCGATAAAGCCGCACTGAAACAAAGCCAGAAAGAAAATAAACAGTTAAAACGTGAGCTTATCCGCAAGGAAAAAGCCCTAGCGGAGGCGGCGGCAATCCTGGTGCTGCGAAAAAAGCTCAGCGATTATTACGGGGAAACCGACGTGGACGACTGACGCCGGAAGGTGAACGGGCTTTATTTATCCGCTGGATTAATGAAGCAGTGAGTTCCGGTGCGCGGCTGGCCGTCGCCTGCCGGGAAGTGCAGTTGAGCCTGCGGACCTGGCGACGCTGGCAAAAATCCCCTTCTGACGGCAGACCCGGTGCAGTGCGTCCGGCTCCGGTTAATAAGCTGAGTCTGGATGAAGAACAGCAGATACGGGATGTCTGCCATCAGCCGGAATATGCGAGCCTGCCGCCGTCCCAAATCGTGCCGAAGCTGGCGGATAAAGGGATATATATCGCCAGTGAATCCACCTTTTACCGGGTGCTGCGCCGTCACGGAGAAATCCAGCACAGGGGACGTCAGCAGCGTGCGAAAAAAGTGTCGGCACCGACGACCTTTACCGCCTGTGCACCATGTCAGGTCTGGGTATGGGACATCACCTGGCTGCCGTCGGTGGTGCGCGGACGCTGGTTTTATCTGTACCTGATACTCGACATCTACAGCCGGAAAATCACCGGCTACGAAGTGTATGAGACAGAAAGCGGCGAACAAGCGGCAGCGCTGATGCAGCGCACCGTCCTGCGGGAAGGCTGTTATCGCCAGCCGCTGGTGCTGCACGCGGATAATGGTGCGGCGATGAAATCACAGACCTTACAGATGAAACTGTATGAGCTGAACATCACGCCGTCCCACAGCCGGCCGCGTGTGAGCAACGATAATGCGTATGCCGAATCGGTGTTCCGGACGTTGAAATACGTGCCGCAGTGGCCGTCATCAGGGTTTAAAACACGGACAGAAGCCCGTGAATGGGTGGAGAAATTTACTCGGTGGTACAACGACAGCCACCTGCACAGCGGCATCGGGTATGTCACACCGTCGCAACGACACCGGGGCGACGATATTGCCCTGCTGATACAACGTGATACGGTGTACAAAGCAGCAAAAGCCAGGCACTCGGAACGGTGGTCAGGCAGGACGCGGAACTGGCAGCGAAAAGAGACCGTGACCCTGAATCCGGAACGGGAAAAACAGGCTGCTTAAATTAACACAGGGTGACAACTACCTTGACACTTACCGGCCTTCGAGTAGATGAAATTATGAGCAGATTAGTGCCGCTAGGACATCTGTTTCACAAATTACATAATAACTGTAAAGCTAGTTTTAATATAATTTATTGTTATTTATAAAATTAATACTAATATATGCTTTTTTCCTTATAAAAAAGGTAGTCATAAATAGACGAAGCCTTTCTCGATTTTACCGGCATGACCAGGATATTCAGCCCGGAAGATTACGGCTGTGAGATACAGGCTGCTATTCTGCAGAAAACACACCTTCCGGTCGGTGTTGGCATTGCACCGACAAAGACACTCGCAAAACTTGCCAACCATGCAGCAAAAACATGGGAAAAAACCGGCGGAGTGGTCGACCTTTCTGATAGGCTGCGCCAGCGTAAGTTACTGGCACTGATACCGGTCAGTGAAGTGTGGGGTATCGGTCGGCGAATATCGGCCAGACTGAACACCATGGGGATTCGCACTGCATTAGATTTGGCGAACGCCGCACCGGCGACTATCCGTAAAACTTTCGGTGTTATTACTGAGCGTACGCTGCGGGAACTGAACGGAGAACCCTGCATCAAGCTGGAAGAAGTCAGAAAGGTGAAACAGCAGATCCTCTGCTCCCGATCATTCGGTACCAAAGTGACGGATATTGTCACAATGAGAAAGGCCGTGTGTGAATATGCCGAGCGGTCAGCCGAAAAACTCCGGGAAGAAAAGCAGCGCTGCCGGATGATCGGGTTGTTTGTGCAGACCAGCAGGCACGCGAACGGGCCGGATTATGCGAACAGTGCAAATATTTCACTCGAGTATCCCAGCTGCGACACGCGGGACATCATCAATGCTGCCACGAGAGCACTGGATAGTATCTGGTGTGACGGGTACCGGTATTATAAGGCGGGCATCATCCTGTCAGATTTCACTGATTCAGCCGTCACTCAGTTCGATATGTTCGCCACCAGGCAGCCATTCAAAAACAGCGACGAGCTGATGAAGACCATCGACACAATAAACAACAGTGGGCTGGGCCGTGTGTGGTTTGCCGGTAAAGGCAGTGACAGCGGATACAAGATGAAGCGCGAAATGTTGTCACCGGCATACACAACAAATTTTAGTCAGTTGCCGGTGGTAAAAAGTTAATGTAGTCCCAGTTAGACAAAGAGTTGTCGCAAATATGCAAATTGTTTAAATGATGGGTGTATAGCTGTTGGTAGAAGTGATGGGACATATTTGGGACACAAATGGTTTAAGATGTGCTTTATACCTTTTCAATCTTTTTAATTGTTGGGATGTGAAAGCGTGATTTAATGCGGTATCTAATTGATTAAAAAACAAAACTACTGACTTGTAATCAGTAGGTCACCAGTTCGACTCCGGTAGCCGGCACCATATTAAAACCCGCGATATCTTTGATATCGCGGGTTTTTCTTTTTGCCGTCTACCTCAAATGTTCACACCGTTTTGCTTTCCTTTGCACCACCTGGCGATTAACATGAGGGAAACTGCTTATTGGAGTGGTGTGATGGCTAATTTGAAAATAACTGTCGTCTGTTTAGTGGCATTATCTCCCTTATTATTCTTGTCTGATGCTTTGGCTAAAAATTGCAAGAAAGGAATTCCCTGCGGCAACTCATGTATATCAGCAAACAAAGTTTGCAGGATAGGAACAGCAAACAGTTACAGCACAAAGAATTATAGTAATAAATCCATATCAGCTAATAGTAAAAAATCCCTGCACGGCTCAACAGCGGCAGCAACAGCAACAGGCGGAGTAAGCGCGGCATCATTGGCTGGCAGGTCTTCTGGCAGTGGCGGTTCAATCGGTTCTGGTGTTGCTTATAATTGTATTTATTCTAAGGCTGTGATCGTTGGTGATGCCATGGGCCCTATGCAAGGCCGATTTCACTCCACGGTATCATTGAGCAATTCAGCATTCACTGCGTTCAGGCCCGACGGCAGTAAAATCTCCAGTCCGAAGATGAAAACAAAAAAGAATGGTTATTACTTTGAGCAGGATGATAAAACTGTTTATGTCATGTCAGTGGATTATAAAGAATACGCTGTTTCAGATTTCAAAACTAAAACCACTGAGCAATGGGCTGAGTGCCAGTGATAGTGAAATAGTATTGTGATATTGTCATGTGAATTTATGAATACTAAATAACTATTGATGGTGTATCGGCAGCTTGTGGCTGGAAAATGTAGAGTTATTATTTAAATATATCCGAAACCCTTGCAAGATATTCATCTTCATAAAACCGTGAAATGCAATTTTTTATCACAGAATGGTTTATTTTTGTTTCCCCGGAAACGATTTTATTCAGAATAACGGTGAGCTTTTTATTATCACCGGCAGGATATAACTCACCATTTACATATGGGCGAATAATATCTGCGGGTCCTGTCGGACAATCTGAGCTGACAGTATAAATACCATAGCTGTTTGCCTCACACAGCACCATCGGTAATCCTTCGTATGTGGATGTTAAAAGAAGTGCAGAGACATTTTTTATCTCTTTCTCTATATAATTCCACAGATTTGATTGCCAGCCATGCCAGATGATTTTATCGTCTATTTTTAAATCGTGAGCCAGGCTGGTTAATGTTTTTATTTCAGAGTCATCACCGGAGCCGACGATATGCAGTTTCCAGTCACCATGAACACCAGATAATGCGCTGAATAACTCCTTCAGGTTTTTTTGTCCTCCGCACATTAAGCGACCGGCATATAAAAAATTTATCGTATTGCCACAGGTGATTGTTTTAAACTGTTCCGGAACCGGGTTGTAGATCGTACAAATGTCTGCAGGATTGATACCCATTCCTGATAACTGAGTTGCTATGCCACTACTGATGGACAGGTGTTTATCCGCGAGTCTGATATATTTTGCTTTATATGAACCGGTGACAGAGAAATGATTCCACGAGAACAATGGAATTTTTTTAAATGCGAAGCGCAAAGCCAGTCTTGAGATGTAACAACCAACAGAATCAAAGGCAATGACATAATCCGGATTGATTTTTTTAATAACAGAAGCGAACTTACAGGCAAAATAAACTCTCTTCAGCTTCCCGTTTTTTAGTGATGAACTGAAACGTGTAAACGGGTTATTACCGAGCCATGTATCGTCAACACTATTATTCAGTTCATTAAAAAAGACGAAAGATATCTGATAGTTTTTCCCGGATTCAGTCAGTAATCTGCTGAATGTACTGAATACGGTTTCCATGCCGCCAAAACCGCTGATGTTACGACCGGCAATGATGATTTTGGTTATGTCAGACATGCTGTCTCTTTCCCGTGAACTGAGGTGATACAGGCAATTTAACATAAGTGTCATTACTTACCAAAACTAATCGGCAGCTTGATTTTTTTAGGTAGTCATTATGATAAGGTATCCATGCTTAAAAATAAATCATACGGATATTATCTGTGACCTGACCTGCGTTAAATGTGATTTATCCTGTGGCACAATAACGGAGAGTTAAGGGATAACAGCCGCTGATGTCTGGTTTTTATCATTGTAAGCTGTCACCGGGAAACAGAAGGTCTGGTATGAAAAAAGTGGTGGTTATATCCTGTTTGCTCTTTTCATCTGCGTCTTTTGCAGTCAGCTTTGATTGCAGTAAAGCACAGAGTAAAACAGAAAAACTGGTGTGCGATAGTCCGTCATTATCTCAGGCAGATGATGAATTATATGCAGATTACCTGCAGGCAAAAAAAATCACCGGAAACAGTGATGAGTTTAAAAAAACAGTCAGAGAAAACCGGAAACTGAGATTACAGAATTGCGATACAGAAGCATGCCAGCTGGAATGGTATAAAAAATCATCTGTGCTGTTCCGGAATATTGCGGACAGTAAAAAACCGGCATCAGCGCAGACATGCTATGAGGACGGGCAGCAGGTGACATTAACCGGTACGCTGAAACGTGTTGTATTTCCGGGGCCGCCAAATTATGAAAGCGTGGAAGAGGGTGATGAACCGGAACCGTATTGGGTTCTTTTTACCAAAGCACCATTGACCTGTATAAAAGACAGTCCGGACTGGGGCAGTAATGACCAGTTTCAGCTGATTGTAAGAGGTGATTTTTACAGCAAAAACCAGCGTTATCTTAATCAGCAGGTCTCTGTTACCGGCGAAATATTTTATGCCGAAACCGGACATCACCATACACCGGTATTAATCGATGTGACGGCAATAAAAGGCGTGAAGGTTATTTCACCGTCAGATAACCACTAATTCTGTGTTTCACTGATAGTTGCTCCGGATATTCACAAGGCTAATCTCCCTGTTATTTCCGGAGCAGATTAACATCATCCATAAAAATACTGTATATTTATCCAGCTCCCTCTCGGGCGGGCTTTTTCTGTCAGTGTCCCGGCGACCTGAGCGGGCACTGAAGAGTAGCTGATACCGGGAAATAAATACGGATACTATACAGGTGAATATTATGAGCAGAGACATTCAGACGATACTGTTGCACTGGGGCGGTTGGGCAGCGGGTGGTCACTGTGCGGGCATGGGCTGGGCCCGTGTTTCATCCGGATTCCGGGAACTTGCTCAGAACAGCAGTAAACAGAGACCCTCATGCAGCGATGAGGATGGCCGGGTTATCGACCGTTGTGTATCTATGCTGGGTACGGCCGGTCTGGAACGTGAGCGCGACTATATTACGGATTATTACGTGAAAGGGATGAGCAAGCGGGCGATCGGGCGTAAATATAAAGTCCGCGAGGATGAAATCCGTAAACAGGTACAGAGTGCGGAAAGTTTTATTTTTGGTTGTCTGGAAACACTGGCAGTGCAACTGGATATGGATAGTTTATATAAAGCCTATCCTGATGTCCGGAGCACATTGGTGCGGCCGCAAACGGCATGCTAATCTGTAAAAAATAACGAATTACATATTGAAAGGCATTCAGATTCTGAGTGCCTTTTTGTCGTTATGGCGGGATGTTTTTCCGCAGTCCGGAGCACATTAGTGCGGCCGCAAACAGCATGCTAATCTGTAAAAAATGACGAATTGCATCTTACGGTGAAGGATATGCCGCGCAAAAGTCGTCGCCGGTTTCTTTCAGTTCAGTCAGTTCATAAGCCATGACGTCTTTGTTATCTTTAACGGTATGATAGCGGGATTTGAGTTTTACTATCAATGAATCCGGAACAATATCATTGTCATCAGGATCACGCTTTGCACAATAAAAATAAAACATCGCTTTTTGCAGCACAGAAACCGGTAATACATCGTAATGGCCGGATAAATACTGAATAACATACTCACGGTGTTTATTTGATGACAGCAGTAAATATTCCATACATTGGGATTTAAAATAATCATTACTGATTACCGGCGATTCCATTATTTTTTTCCGGAATTCACAGGATAAATCAGGGTCACGTACAGAAAGCGCATCCAGATAAAAACCCGCTTCTTCTGCACCCTCGTCTTCACAATCCCAGTTGAAATATAACGGGTTGATATAACCTTGTTTCAGGTACAGCGCTAAACCATCAGCCAATTCCTGTGTTGATTTACTGTTGTAATCGTTATCCATGATGCCGGTTCCGGTTTTATGGTATATGGCGGATACCATTAATATACGGTTTCCTGACGGAAATTAAATCATTATTTATCTGTCATTATATCACTGCACCGAAATACGGTGTGTTCAGCCCTGCCTGTGAGCAGGGCTTTTTTATGGCCGGACAGGAGGCAGAGAGTATTCACAGGCACTGAGGTAAGAATGAATGATAAAGACATTGAATTAATTATTTATAACCAGCTGGTTACTGAGCTGAAAAATCACGGTATTACCACGGGCGTTAAGGCGGGTTTCTTTCCGGAAAATCATATCTCCGGAGAGGATTTTATTGCCTTTTATCCTGTTGGTGAGACACCGGCAGGATGGCAGAAACGCAGTTATGCCGTCCGCGGGCAGAATGCCAATCATACCGAAAGCCAGATAACTGAAAAAAAATACCGGGTTCAGGGGTTTATTACTGAATCTCAGACACATACCGCCGGTGATATTGTGGCCGCAGTCAGGATGATTGTGAATTCACTGCCCTTTACCGGTGTGCTGAATAAACAGGGAGTCGGCGTTCAGCGCGCCGGTGCTATCCGGGTGCCGTATCTGGCTGATGACCAGGGGCATTACAGACAGGCACCTTCTTTTGATTTCAATGTGACGTTTACCCGTACACTCCGCCCGGAGACCGGCGTTGTTTCAGCGCTGTTCCCGGATATTTACTGCATATAAGGTTTTACTATGCCAATAAAACAAACACGTTATGTCGATATCGCCTCTGCGGTCATCGGCGCTTCTGCTGTGCCTGAGCGTAAGCTGACCGCACGGTTATTCTCTGCTGATCCGAAAATTCCGGCTGGTCATGTCCTTGAATTTGCGCCGGGTCAGGTTGATGAACTGCTGGGGGCGGATTCACCGGAAGCTCAGTTTGCCCGTCAGTATTTCAGTTATGTCAGTCCGGCACCGGTCAGTAAACCGAAAGAACTGCAGATTGCCGCATACGCGCCGGTCGGACGCACACCGGCACTGTTCGGTATCAAAGCGGCCGCGCTGGCTGATCTGACTGCCGTCACCGACGGCACACTGTCCGTAACCATCGGTCAGACCACCAAAAACTATAAGGATCTGGATTTAGCGGCGGCCAAATCCTATGCCGATATTGCCTCACTGATCCAGGCAAAACTGAATGCTGAGAGTGAGCCGCAGTTCGCGGGCAGTTATCTCACTTTTAATGCACAAAAGAATGCGTTCGAACTGAACGGCGGTGTACAGGAGCATGTCTCCGCCGGTGTGGCGTATTCCGTTCTCGCGGATGCCATGGGGCTTTCTTCCGGGCTGTCATCAGAAGGGCATCCGGCGCAGACACCACTGGAAGCTTTTATGGTGGCAGAGCAGGTATCTGACTCATTCGGCAGTGCGACGTTCCTCACTGAATTACCGGCGGAGCAGGCTGTGCCGCTGGCGCAGTATGTCGCCGGTGAGAATGTGAAATATCAGCTGCATCTCAGTGTGTCTGCCGACAATGCAGAGGAATTAAATTCCGCGCTGGCAGGAACGGCATCTGTTGGTCTGAACCTGAAAACGGACAATGGTTACTTTATCCAGGCGCTGCCGATGGCAGTGATGGCAGCGACCGATTATGACCGGACGAATGCTGCGACAAACTACATGTTCCGTCAGTTGGGTGTGACTTTCCCGGCACAGGTGACCAAAGACGCGGATGCGGATCGCTTCGACAAGCTGCGCGTGAACTATTACGGCGAAACGGCGGTGGCCGGCTCGCAAATCCGTTTTTATCAGCGCGGCTTCCTGTGCGGCGGAGCATCTGATCCGCTGGATATGAGTGTTCACGCCAACGAGCAGTGGCTGAAAGCGTATATCGCACAGCAGTGGTTCAGCCTTCTGCTGGCCACCCGCGGTGTTCCGGCCAACAAAGACGGTGAGGCACAGGCGCTGATGGTGATTGCCGGTGCAGTTACCAAAGCGCTGGATAACGGCACTATTCTGGCCGGTAAGAACCTGACAGAAGTACAGAAAATCGCAGTGGCAGATGCCTCCGGTGATGATCTGGCCTGGCACGATGTGCAGGACAAAGGTTACTGGTATGACGCGAAAATCACCGAAAACACCGGCAAAAACGGTCTGCCGGAGTATGTCATGAAATACGTGCTGATTTACGGCAAAGGCGACTGGGTCCGTAAAGTCGAAGGCTCACATAACTTAGTGTAAGTAAGGAAGAAAAATATGATTGAAGTATCAGCAACCGGTCTCGCGCTGGTGGTGAAAGCCAGCAAAACCTTTCCGTCAGGTATTCTTATCACCGCCTTTGCGGATGATGCGGATCCGCTGGATCTCCCGCCGACCGAGATTGTTAAAACAGGCGTCGATATCAACGGTAACCTGCTGAGCTGGTCAGCACCGGCACCGCAGACGGTCACAATTAACGTGCCGGCGGGCAGTGAGGAAGATCAGAACCTGGCTATCCTGCTGGACGCCAATACGGCGAAAAGAGGCCGCCGCGCCGCTGGGGATAATATCACGATGGTTGCCTCTTACGGCAACGGTTCGACCACCACCGCACGTAACGGCCGTATCACCAACGGCAGTCGCGGAAGCTCTGTCGCCGGTGCGGGTCGTCTGAAATCCAAACAATACACATTTGTATTCCAGGATTTTGATTTTACACGTAATCGTTAATTCTGAGCGGGCGAAAGCCCGCTTTTTTTACGGGAAAGAAATATGCTGATCAAACCTAAAGAAGTGGCGGTAAAAGATGCCGATGGTGTTGAGAAAACATTCATTATCAGCCGTCTTCCGGCAATTACCGGGCGGGAAATTCTCGCCAAATATCCGCTGTCCAATGCGCCGAAAATCGGTGACTACGAAGTCAGTAAAGATGCCATGCTGAAAATGATGGCCTATGTGTGTGTGCCGGTCAGTGGTGAAGAGATCCCGCTGAAGACACTGGCTCTGATTGATAACCATGTGCCGGACGGGGAATCGCTGATCCGCCTTGAGCTGGAAATGCTGAAGTACAACACCAGTTTTTTCGGCAAAGGCGGGAGCCAAGGTTTCCTCCCCTCCCTGCTCAGCAGGGCAGGCAGTTCACTCCCGTCGGTTATAAAAACGCTGATAGCTTCTTTGCAGTCATCATCAGCGAAAAACTCGCCACCCTCAGCGAACTCAAAACCTCAGTAGATCTGGAGGAGGCACTGGATCTGTGGGAAATCGCCATTACCAACAGATATAACGAAGCGCTGGCCGCTTTAAAGGATAGATAATGTCTCTGACGGAAACCTTTGTTCAGTTAATTGAATCTGATATCAGTCAGACAAACGGCGCACTTGATAATCTCCGGCGTTCCACGGATGACATCGTTGACGATATAAAACAGGCGCAGCAAAACACGCTGACGTTCGGCAGCCTGCTGAAAGAGATGTGGCCGTGGCAGGAGCAGGTAAGCGGCGGACAGTATATTGAGTTTGAGAGTAATGCCGGGGAAGTGACAAAACAGACCGGTGAAATGAGTACGAAACTGAGTGCCATTGTGACCTCGCTGGTGCAGTTTACCGGCGGGGAATCTGACGCCGTGTTTAAGGCGCTGAAGCAGAATTATGACGACCTGCAGAACAGCATCTCTGAAACCCGGCGCACCGGCGAGGCGGCAGCGGCGGCAGAAATAAGTGCCCAGAAAAAAGTACAGAGCGCTCTCCGTGATTCGGATGCCGCCTGGCAAAGTGCATTTGATAACGTTGCGGCACTGGCGGAAAAATCCCTCAATTTCGCCGGTATTTCAACGACAATCACCGGACTTATCAGTGATGCGACAGCCCGCGCCGCTGAAATTGAATCCATTGATAAACTGGGCAGAGAAATCAATATCACCACGCAGGATGTGGATGCGTTTTCCGGCTCGGTTGCTGCTCTCGGCGGAACACGCAGTGCCGCACAGGCCGATTTATCCGCAATGGCAAAAGCATTCGGTTTTGCTGGGGATTCGATGGAAAAGGTGTTACAGACTGCGGATAAAGTGCAGGGCATGTCATTCAGTGAGGCCAAAAAGACACTCGGCGGACTGGGTGTTGAGGATAACGGCACTGTTGAGATGCTGATGAAAGGGCGGGAAGAGTTATCCCGGATGATGGAAACACAGAAAGACTATGGCGGTATCACCCGCGAGAGTATTGAGCAATCCATCAGTTTTAACAATGCCATGCTGAGCCTGGAACAATCCGCCGGTCTCCTGAAAAACAGTCTGATGGGTATGCTGATCCCGGCGCTGGCTCAGGGGCTGGACTGGCTGGAAAAAATCGTTGTTTTTGCGAAAGAAAACAAAAATTTTGTCACCGGCTTTTTTATCGCGGTGGCCGCCGTCGTGACAGGCAAATATGTTCACGCTATGAAACTGGCACAGATCAGTACATGGACCGCCATGCTGCCGGTTATGGCGGTGGTGGCGGGGATCCTTCTGCTGGCGGCGGTTTTTGCGCTGGTGTATGACGACATCATGAATTTCATCGACGGTAACGACTCGATGATCGGACGGATACTCGACAGCTATCCGGGACTGAAAGCGGTCATTCTCACGGTGTGGGAGGCGTTTGTCGTCCTGTTTGACTTCATTATGTCGGTGATTGGCGTTGTGGCGGATATTGTCGTCGCGGCTTACAACACCATGAACACGGCACTCAATGAGTTTATTGACTGGCTGACTGCCAGTATTCATGGGGTGATGGCTTGGGGCGCTGAATTTGAAGCGGTCTTTGATACCGTGTCAGATGCGGTTGTCGGTATCTTCACATGGCTGTGGGAGCAGATTGAAGAGATCCTCGGCTGGATCAGTAAAGGGATGGATCTGGTCAAAGAGGGCTGGAGTACAGTGAAAGGCTGGGTCGGTATGGGGGATTCGGCAGAGATTGAACAGAACGTTAACCGTACCGTGACCACGAAGGGCAAACTGGAGTACAGCATCCCGGAAACCCCGTCTCTCAGTGAAGAGGAAACACTGAAACTTGCCGGACAAATCACCGGCCATGTCACCACGCTGGCGGCTAACCCGATGGCATCCCTGACCAGCGGAACGATCAGTAATCAGTCTGCGGTCAGCAATGAAAATATTATCTCTGTCGGTGAGATCAGTATCGTTGCCAAAGACGGTGATCCGCAGACTATTGCGGCGGATATCGTTGAGGTGCTGCGGCAGCACATCGAAAATATGGGACATGAATATAATTCGGGGATGGAGAAATGATAACAGAAGTCAAAATCTTTGATGTGAACTCATTTGCCACGCTGTTTGATTCAGCAAGCCCGGTAAAACTGACAGTCTCTGATACCCATAAAGCCACATCGTTTCAGGTGGAATCCGGTGAAACCCGCAGTGATCATGTCGTGGTTAATGCGGTAACTATCAGTATGGATTTAATGCTCACCGGCGAAACAGAAGATGAGTTTAAGGCAATGCAGCAGGCGTATGACTATCACAAGCTGGTGTGTATTCAGACCAGGGTGAGAGCCTACGGGCCGATGCTGATCACCTCTTTTACCCATGATGAAAATCCGGAAATGGCTGATGGTCTCAGCCTCTCGCTGACCTTTACCGAGTGGCGGGTGATTGAACCGGAATACGGCGAACTACCGCCGCGCAAGGTGGTGAAGAAAAAACAGAGCAGCACAGTGAACAGCGGCAAAGTGCAGGCTCAGACGGCGGCACCGCCACCGGCGAAAAAAAGTTCTGTTGCCGTAAAACTTGCCGGCGGGGCTGCCGGTAAACCGGGGGGCAAATGAAAATTATACCACTGAATACCGTGCCGAATCAGCGCCTGCGGGTCACGCTGAATGAACAGGAATGGGAACTGACAATCAAAACCGCGCACGGAGTGATGTGCTGTGATATCCGCTGCGATGATGAGATTGTTGTGCAGGGGATGCGGATGCTGCCGGAGCAGCCGCTGATCCCGTACCGCTATCTTACGTCAGGCGGCAATTTTACGTTACTGACCGGCGGGGACGCATTGCCCTGGTGGGAACAGTTCGGAAAAACACAGACACTGGTCTGGCGGGGGGATGATGATTGACTTACGCAGGATCCGCTGCGCCATCGAGGTTAACGGCCGTCTGCAATGGTATGAGGGCATGCGCATGCATGCTTCGGGCACGAAATACGCCAATCCGTTACAGAATGACTGTTCATTCAGCATTGATGGCCTGAATACACAAACCCGCAACATGCTGCTGACGGAAACCAGTCCCTTTACGGAGAGCAAAACACCGCACCGGATCATCCTGGAAGCCGGGCGGCGCAGTACCGGCGTATTCCGCATCTTTACCGGCGATATTGTCAGTGCGGAAATCGCGTCACCGCCGGATGTGACACTGACACTGAAAGCCAAAACCGGCAATGCCGGCACCCGCGATATTGTGACTTCCGGGGGACAGGCGATGTCAAAAATGAGTGAGATCGCTGCAAAAATCGCAAAAGACTGCCATGTTTCACTGGATTTCCAGGCGACCGATAAAAATGTCGCTAACTGGTATTTTTGCGGTCCCGCGCTGAAGCAGATTGAGCGGCTGCAGGACGCCGGGAATGTGAAAGCCTTTATTGATGACGATGTGCTGTATGTGAAAGACAGGGATAAAGCGCTGTCCGGCAAACTGCGTATTCTGAGTCAGAAAACCGGCATGATCGGGATCCCGAAAGCGACAGAGAAAGGGCTTGAAGTGTCATATCTGATCGACGGTGAATCCTGCCTCGGCGGTATGCTGCGGCTGAACAGCAAATTCAACCCTTCGCTGAACGGGGATTACATCATCGAGCAGCTGAAATTCGATATCGCCTCACATGAGGATGCCTTTTTTTATACGGCAACCTGCAAACGGGCCTGACGACACGGGCAAAACCATGAATAAACCTAATAGTGATATGGCCAGTGACGGCAGTCTGGCCGGGCAGTTTGCGGCTGCGTTCCGCAGTCTGCTGATGAATATTGACGACATGCTGCCGGCCACGGTGGTCAGTTATGACGACACCAGTAACCGGGCCGTGGTGAAACCGCTGGTGATGATGGTGACGACCGCCGGAAAGAAAGTCGGGCGCGGTGCGCTGGCTAATATACCGGTGTTTCGTTTCGGCGGCGGCGGTTTTTTTATCCGCATGCCGGTAAAACCGGGGGATTTCGGCTGGCTGAAAGCCAATGACCGGGATATCAGCCTGATTTTCCAGCGCGGCGGACTGGAAGACGAACCCAATACCGCACGTCTGCACACATTCAGTGATGCCATGTTTTTTCCCGATACACTCAAAGGCTGGGTAATCGACGGCAAAAATACGGATGCCCTGGTGGTGCAGTCTGCGGATGGTGCTGTGTGTTTATCGCTGCACGGGGACAAAGCCGTATTGGATACACCGTTGTTTGAGGTTAATGCACCGGAAACCATTTATACCGGGAATGTGACCATTAACGGTAATCACGCTGTGAATGGTGACAGTAATGCGTCGGGCGGCACCCTGAAACACAACGGCAAAGACATCGGTTCAACCCACAAACACCGCGGTATTCAGCGCGGACATGAGGATTCAGGAGAACCGCTATGATGACATTTGATGTCAGTGAAAATAATGATCTGTTCACCGGGGGAGATGGTAATCTCGCCATCGCCCGCGATGAACAGGCAGTAAAAAACAGCTGTGCTCAGTATATCAAAGCACTGCGCGGCGAAATGCTGCATAAGCAGGACAAGGGCATTCCGTACCGGAAAACCACGTTCGGACGGCAGGCGGATCTGCCGGTGTTTGAAACCGCATTCCGTGAACGGATAGGGGAGATCCCGCAGGTCACAGAAGTGATTTCATTCACGGCCACGCTGAAAGATAACAATCTGAGCTATACCGCTGTTTTACAAAGTGAATACGGGAGTATCAGGTTAAATGGCTGAATATAACTATATTACCTCATCCGGCGTGATTATCCCGGATACTGCTGAGCAGCGCACAGCCGTTGAAAATGAGTTTAAGGCGGTGTTTGGTCAGGATCTGGATATTTCGCCGGAAACCCCGCAGGGGGTGCTGATCACGATGGAAACAGAGAATCGTGATGCCATTGTGCGTAATAATGCGGAACTGGCAAATCAGATAAACCCGGATCTTGCCGGAGGCGTGTTTCTGGATGCTATCTGGGCACTGATGGGAGGGGAGCGCCGGGATGCCACCCGCTCGATTCTGACGCAGGTACAGTTCGGCGGTGTGCCGGGCACTATCATTCCGAAAGGGGCACAGGCAGAAACACTGGCCGGTGACACGTTTTTCACCACAAAATCGCTGATTATCGGTAAAAACGGGACTGTCAGCGGCGATATGCGTGCAGTTGAAACCGGTCCCGTGGAGTGTCCGGCCGGGCAGATGATGACGGTGGCCAGTTCTGTTCTCGGATGGGAGACGGTGACTAACCCGACCGGTGCGGTTACCGGCCGGATTGCGGAGTCTGATTTACAGTCCCGCCGCCGCCGTAAACTGACACTGGCAAAAAATACGGTCAGTGTCGGTGAGGCCATGACTTCCGCGTTGTATGAACTGGAAGGTGTCCGCTCTCTGGCATACCGGGAAAATTATACCAATACCCCGATGGCAGCGGACGGTATCACGCTTGTACCGCACAGTGTGTATGTCTGCGTCGAGGGCGGGGAGAGTCAGGAAATTGCTGCCGCACTGCTGCGGACCAAAACCATCGGTGCCGCCTATAACGGCAGTGAGGAGGTTGAGGTGACGGAGCCGGTCAGCGGGCAGGTTTACACGGTAAAATTCGATCGCGCAAAAGAAGTGGTGCTGTTTTGTCGTGTGACAGTCAAAAAAACCGCCCTGGATGCACAAACGCTTATCCCGGCGGCGGTGGAAGCCTGGGCAAACGGCGATACCGGGGGAGATGGCGGGCTGGTGGCCGGGCGGGAAGTTTCACCGTTTGAGATTTCTGCCGGCATTAACGCCGCTGAGCCGCGGCTGTTTATCACCCGTATTGAATTATCCGCAGACGGCACACACTGGTCACCGGATATTTATCCGGTAAAACTGACGGAAGTTGCCAAAATTAACCGCAGTGCGGTTCAGGTGGTGTTTGTATGACAGACTCCATCCAGTCGTTTTCATTTCATTCAGATCTGCTGCGGGCACTGTTATGGCAGTACGAAGAGGCGGAAAACCTGAAAGCGCTGGCCCGCCATAAATCGGACTGGTTTGAGCGGGCGACCGTCAGCTTCTGGCAGAACTGGTACAACGATGTGTTTAATATCGATACCGCCACTGATTTTGGCCTCGGTATCTGGGCGCGGATCCTGGATGTGCCGCTCGGGGTGGATATTCCGCCGCATGATAAAACAAAAATCGGTACCGGTTTTGGTAATAAAAAGGCTAATTTCAGGGCGAATTTCCGGCGTAACAGTGATTACACACTGTCACTGACACAGGAACAAAAACGGCTGATTATCCGTATGCGTTATTTCAATCTGACGCAAAGCCCGACTGTCAGCAATATTAATGAATTCCTTGAACGGTTCTTCGGCAATAAAGACAGCAGGGTATTTGTGCTCGATCCGCTGGATATGACCTATCTGTATTACGTGTTTAATTTTAATCCGGATGAACGCCTGCGCGTTCTGCTGGAGAACTTCGATCTTATGCCGCGCCCGTCCGGTGTCGGCGTCAAATACCGGATTGTGACCAAAAAAGCCTTTGGTCATGGTGAAAACCGGAAAAACTTCCTGAGCAGTAACTTCGGAGCATAAAACGTATGACTAAATTATTTAAAGTCCCCTTTGCAACACAAGGGGACCGCGCTGCTATTCCTGATGAAGTCCGGGCCGATGGCGCGGTTTCCTATACCCAGGGTTACGGGTATGACTACGAGCGGGACCAGGCCACAGATCCGGCTGCCAAAGATATTGAACGTGAGAAGATGAACAGCCTGTTCCACGATATCACGGAAGCGGTCGGCGAAATGCAGTCCTTCGGAGTGCCGGTCTGGCAGGAGGCCGGTAAACCGTATGCTGTCCGCAGTATTGTGTACCACAAAAATAAAACCTGGCAGTCAAAAATTGAAAATAACACCACCGAACCGGTTGCCGGAACGGCATGGGCAGAACTGAAAGCAGATTTGACCGCCGGAGAGGTGGGCGCTTACAGCAAAGGTGAGTCTGATCAGAAATTCCAGCCTGCGGGTAATTATCTGCCGGAAGGTTACAGTTATTCCAAAGCGGAATCTGATACTAATTTCCAACCGAAAGGTAATTATGCCCCGGCCGGTAATTACGCTTTAAAAACAGATGTTTATACCAAAACAGAAGGTGATGGCCGTTATCAGCCGAAAGGGAATTATCAGCCTGCGGGGGAATATGCACTGAATGCGGATCTGAATAAAAAGGTGGATAAAACTGCGGTTGTGCAGAATACCGGCAATTCATCCACATCAGTCATGAGTCAGAATGCTGTAACGGAAGCACTGAAAAACGCGGTAAATATTGATACAATTTATCCTGTCGGTGTCGTTATTTGGTTTGCGCAAAATAAAAACCCGAATGACTTATTTCCGGGAACATCCTGGTCCTATATCGGTGAAAATAAAACAATCCGGCTGGCAAACAGCAGCGGCAGTAATGTGCTGACCAGCGGCGGCAGTGATAATATTACATTAACCGCTGCCCATTTACCGGCACACAGCCATAGTTTCTCCGGAACTACATCGAGTTTTGATTACGGGACGAAGACTACTAATAATACTGGTGGACATACTCATACCTATACATTACTTAATTATAATACCAACAGGGGATATGATGTAGGTGGCAACTCTAACTCAGGTTGGGATACCAAAACAACTTCGAATGCTGGAGCACATACGCATTTTGTTGCAATTGGCGCACATAGCCATAGTTTTTCCGGCACAACAGGAAATACAGGCAGTGGCTCATTAATTTCAGTCGTCAACGCTTACATTACATTAATGGGCTGGTACAGAACTAAATGATTATATCACTTAAATAACGACCCTGGGGTTCCGGTTGGAACCCAGGTTTACCAAAACT